CGCTCTCCGCGGACAGATGTTCCAACTGGAAGGCAAGATCGAAGCGGCGAAGGAAGAATACCGGGCCGCGTATGGCCTCGGTGACGTGACGGCCGGAGGGAGTCTCGCCTACTTGAACAAGCGGAGCAAGTGACCCCATGCAAAGCTGTATTTGGTTCTGGAACAACATCAATTGGGTAGAGTCGCCCGTCTACCCGCACCGTTGTCCAGAGGGGCAAGAGTGCCCCGAGCCGGTGACGCCCGGCGTGAACTACGGGGACCAGACGACCACCAACTGCGGGCTGCCGTAACCATAAGGAATCCGCATGGCGACGATGCCAACGCCGGCCCCGCACCACGACGGGAACGGCCACTTCCATATTCCGAAGTGGCTGATCCCGATCCTGCTCACCTACGTCGTGACGCAGGGCGGCGCGTCGATCTTCGGCACGATCAAGCAGTCCACGGCGGCGGACGCGGCGACGAAGAGTACCGAGACGCAGGTGCAATCGGCCGCGGCGTTAGAGGCGCTCGCCAAGGAGGCGAAGGAAGCCAAGGAGTTCAATAAGACGACGGCGGCTCAAATTGCGTTCCTGCATCAGCAGATCATCACGCTGGCCAGCCGCGTGACGGTGCTTGAGGAGAAAAAGAAGCCGTGATGTTCGCCGACGTGTCATTCAGCACCGAAGCGACAGTAGCGATCAGCGGGTTGTTGATCGCGTTGGCTTCTGCCATCGGCGTGCTGTTCTGGCAGTACCAGAAGGCTGTCGACGCGCGAATATCGTCCCTGGTGAACCGCGTGAACTCCTACGAGCAAATATCCGAGCGGGCGTTGACGGTGCTGACGGTGCAGGCGGAGGCGAAACTGGCGACGGAGGGCAAGACGCTGCCCGCGGCGCTGGCTCCCGTGGTGCCGGAACACCGTTCGCCCATGACCGGGGAACAGCGGGATGTAGCGAAGCTGGCGACGGCGCGAGCGCGTCTGACGGCGCTGGAGCTCGCGCTCGGGGTGCCGGCGCGGGAATGACCGCCGACGTGCGGCGTGGGGAATGAACCTCGAATCCCCGGAAGAGGTGACCAAATGTCATTCACTGGAATTCTCTTCTGGCTCTTAATGATCGTCGCCGTTCTCTTCGGCGGCTTCTTCGGGTTCTCGGCAGACCCCGCCGGCCGGCGCTACTACGGCTTCTCGTTCCTGCTCTGGATTCTGCTCGCGCTGTGCGGGTACGGGATTTGGGGAAACCCGTTCAACGATGGCGCCGGCGCCCGTCGGCCCGTCGTCGTGGAAGAGAGGATCGTGCGCCCATGATCCTGCTCGTGCTCCTAATCCTGCTCATCCTCGCGTTCGGCGGCGGTGGGTTCTACATCGGTGGCCCATACGGCGGCGGCGGCGGACTGCTGTTTGTGGTGCTCCTCGTCGTAATCATCTATGTGCTGATGGGGCGCAACCGGGGCAACGACCTATGACGCCTTCGCCGCCACTCTCCGAATCCGCCATCGCCCGCACGATCCGGCAGTCGCTGCCCGGCGCGGTCTGGAGCAGCCTGCAAGACAAGTGGCTCGTGCCACCGCAGGAACTGCTGCAACTGATTCTGGAGAACCGGCGGCTCAAGGGCCTGCCGCCGGTGTGGGGCGACGTACCGGAGCGGACGTGATGAGCGACGAGAGTACCGCCCTGGAACGCGACATTGACGACGCGATGGAGCGGCTGCTGAAGTCGGAGCTGTTCCGAAACGCACTGGACTATTGGCAGGACGCCGAAGAAGACCCTGACCGGCGCCGCATGGTGAAGACGATGATCCGATTGGCAGTGATGAAGGTGTTGGAGAAACCGCACTGATGGGATGGGGACACGGAACTACCGCAGACGGTCGTGAGGTCGGTTACGCTGTCACCGCGACGTGTGACCAGCCGGGTTGCACAGTTCGCATTGATCGCGGGTTGGCCTACTGCTGCGGCACGATGCACGGCGGCGAGAACGGTTGCGGCGGGTACTTTTGCGAAGCTCACCGCGATCATTTGAAACACGACTGCCCATGCCTCGAAAACTGTGCCGTGGGCGAACACGAATGGTCGGAACGCGGCTGGTGCTTCATCTGTGGAGAGGAAAAAACATGACCTGCCGACTCCGCACAGCGGCCCTCGCCGCCATCTTGCTGACCCTTCCCGCCTGGCCCGCGGATGAGGCACGCCGCACTGCCCGCGTCGTGGCGCAAGCGGCGCCGAAAGCGGACCCGCCGCCCCCCGCACCAGCACCAACGCCAACCGTGGCCGACATCCTCGCCATGCGGGCGAAGATCGCGGAGATGGTGAAGCAGGAAGCGGCGATGGTGGCGGCGCTCAATGCCGAGCTCGCCAAGCTCGGGGCGAGCGCGGGGCAAGTCGAGGCGATGGGGGTGGGCCGTCCGGGACCGCCGGGGCCACGCGGACCTGCTGGTCCGAAAGGTGATCCGGGGCCGGCTGGACCGCAAGGGCCTGTCGTCCCGCAAGGTCCGCCCGGTGGACCGCCGGCCCCCGTTGACCCGTTCGCGAAGGCCCTGGCCAATGCGTGGGCACTCGAAACGACCGCGGATAAGGCGCGCATTGGCGATCTTGTCAGCATCTATCGAGTCGCGGCGACGAAGCCGAACGGGACGATCTACCTCGCGGCCAATGACACGGGCAAGAAAGTCCACGACATTTTCAAAACCGCGCGCGACGCCTTCCTACAAGGCTCGCTCCCGCATGTCATCGAGGCCATTCGCAAGCAGCAAGACGCGGAACTTATTCTTGTCCTCGAAAACAAGCCGCTGGACGATGCGACTCGCGACAAGATCGCGGATTCGTTCCTGAACGTGGCCAAACACCTTTCGGAGTTGAAGTAATGCCCGTGGTCAACATCCCCGGCGTCGGTCCCGTTCAACTCGTGGACCGCGAGCAATTGCGGTTCAAGATGCACGGCCGGCGCTTCAGCCTGCCCCGGCACCTGGAGGCGCTCATGGCCTCCATGCCGCCAGCGCCGCCTTCGTTCGACGGGTCGAAGGCCCGCGCGATCCAATACCCCATCCTTGGCAACGACCAGGAAGGCGACTGTTACCTTGTCGATGCGCTGCACTGCATCCAAACGTGGCTCGGGAACGTGAGCGTGCCGCCGCAGTTCGACACGTCCGCCGTGCTGAAGCTCTATCACCAGCTCAGCGGCGGCGACAACGGGCTGGGCGACGATCAAATCTTCCCGGCGTGGAAGAAAGGCATCTTCGGCCACAAGATTCTTGACGAAATGACCGTCAAGACTTCGGATGTCGAGTCCGTGCGGTTCGGCCTCTGGAAGTTCTTCGGCGGCAGCTACACGGCTTCGCTGCTCACCGGCTGGCTCAGCAACGCCGGCCCTGGCGTTGTGTGGGACGCCGGCATGGGCCACGCGGACAGGAACGCGGGCCACGCCATGCACCTGTCGGGCTTCGTTGCCAAGGGGGCGCCGCTCCCGTTCAAGGTCAAAAGCCTCGTGGGGGGCACGCCTTCGCCCGCCGACTACTACTTCGATGAGACATGGGGCTTCGGCACGCCGATCATGCTGACCACGGCCGGCGTGGCGGCAAGCGACCCGGAAATCACGCTGCAATTCTCGATCGAGATGTTCGACCCGGCGACGGGTCTGGCACCCGACGGCGAGAGCTACGAACAGAAAGCCGCGTGGTGGGTCGCGTGCGGCGGAAACAGGCTACCAGTATCGCCTTTCCCGCCGGCGCCGGCGCCCGTGCCGCCCGTGGATTGGGGTCCGCCAGTCGACTGGAATTGACCATTTCAGGGACGCCCCTGAAATGGTGGTCGTCGACTAGACAAAGGCATTGCCATGAAACGACTTACGATTCTGCTGGCCCTGAAACTGGCCTTCTCGTCGACTTGCTTCGCCGACGACGCCGGCGCGCGGGCCGCGCTCGCCCTTGCTCAAGCACAAGCCAGCGCCACGGAGCGAACGGCGCCCGAACGGACTCGGGCGCAACCCGCCGGCCATGTCGGGGCTGACGATGTTACAGTTTGGACCTATGACGCGCGGACGCCGGGGCAGGTCAATCTCTGCTGGCTCAGTAGCGGCGCCATGGTGGGGGCGATGAACGCGGCGGGCGACTATCGGGAAGTGTCCGGCAAGGGATGGGCCGCGGAGTTCAGCGACCCGCCGAGTTTGCCGCCGGCAAAACTGCTCCTCAAGGCGTTCGGCAGCGCAAGGGAAGGTGGCGTCGCCAAGCGAACCTCGGCGACCCCAGACCCTATCGCCGCATGGCTCGCCCAGCCGCTCAATACGCCGACTGACCCAAGGAAGCCTTGTGCCTGCGCCGCGACCGGCCACGGGTGCCATTGTCTTCCTCATGAGGAGTGCAAGGCGGGTAACTGCCGCGATCACAATCCGCTGCTTGCGGCGACCCCAGCGCGAACCGTCCAGCAGTTCACGCCCGTCTACCAGATGCAACGTCGCTGACCGGGCGGGGCGTGCCCGGTCGGGCAGTGGAGATGAGCATGAACCGATTCGTTCTCGTCGGCTGGGTGCTGCTGATTTTCACGGTCGGCTTTTGGATCGGTGCCGTTGTCGCGGCGAATCGCTGGCAACAGGCTTGGATCGAAGAAAACCGAATCCGCGACGAGCAGCTACAGGACTTGAACCGCGTGCCACCGCCGCCGATTTGGTGGTGGCAGGACCGGAACGGCAACATGATTCGCGGCAAGGGCGAACCGCCGTCCGCATGACCAACAGCCCCAGGGAGTTGACGGCGATGGGCTGGACGTGGAATGCCAAGCTGGGCCGCTGGGAGCGTATCGTCGGCATCTTCGGCCTCGTGGTCGAGGAGCGCGATGGGCAGTGGTTCGCCATGAGCAACTACACCGTCGACCCGGCCGGGTATCTGACGCTGGAAGAGGCGCAGACCGCGGCGGAGCGCTGGGCGTTCGGCGTCGGGAACGAGATCGTTAATGCGCTGAAGCGATGAACCGCCCGCACGATGGGCCAAACCAAAGGACCGCACCATGAGCCGTGGCGGCGACATCGAAGGCAAAATCGTTTCAGAGGCTGAAGTAGCCGGCGATCTCGGCTTCAAATCGCTGGCGGACTTCCAAGCATGGAATGCGGCCGGGAGCCCAACGGGTCAATGCAGCAACGAACACTGTTGGCGCCCGGCATTCTGGCCTGACCTCGAAAAGCCGTGCAAATACTGCGGTAGTCCGATCAAGATCGACAAGAAGGGCGAACGAAACCCATAGGAGTTCTCATGGCCGATACCGCCCCCGCCGAGCAACCGCCGAAGTGGTTCATGGACTGGCTCGCCTCGCAGCAGCCGCACCCGGCGCCTGCCGTTGTTACGCAGCCCGCCCCGGTGCCGTGGACGCCGCTGGAAGTGCCCGCGTCGTGGTTCACGTTCATTTCGCGGATCTCCGCCGTGATCGCCGCGGCGGGCGTTCTCGTGACCGGCATCGTGACTGGCGTCGTTGCCGTGCGGCAAGCGTGGAATCACACCGACGTGATCCAAAAGACTGAGGAAGTGAAGAAGGAAGCCGTCGCCGCCAAGGACCAGTCCGCGGAGAACTCAACCAAGATCGACGCGGCCAAAGACCTGCACGCGAAGAACGTCGACCGCCTGGACAAGAAGGTCGACGGACTAAACAAGAAGACCGAAGAGATCAAGAAAGCGACGATACCGCCGAAGCCCGCGGTGCCGACCGTGCCGAAGCCGTGAGATGAAAAGACCCCGCCAGTGACCAGCACTGACGAGGCCCGTTCTGAGAGACAACACCTTGAGTTGCCACCGTGAATTGTAGGGAAACATCCTTCGGAGAAGTAGACCAATGAAGACTCTGACCCTGACCATCGCCGCCCTGCTCGCCATCAACAGCTTCGCCACCGCGCAAGGCTGCGTCGGCTACAGCTTCGGCAGCCGCACTGTGGCCGCGGTCCACGAGGTGCGTGTCACCGTCCGCGAGCGCGGCACCGGCCTGTTCGGCGCCATCAATGAAGCACGCCCGCACTTCGCCGCCCGGTTCGCGGAGCGCGTGGGCGAGGCGCTCGACAAAGCCGCCGTAAACCGCAGCGCGAGAATGGAACATCGCTCCACCGGCTGCGTCGGCTCGTGCGGCGTGGCGGTGAAGGTCCAGGCAACCGGCTGCACAGGTGGCGGCTACGCCATGATGCCGACGACTGGCGCCAGAACGGTCGTTACCGTTGCGCCTGTCGCTACAGCGGCCCCGAACGTCGTGGGCGGGCCATTCCGTGACCACCGGGCCATTCGTGCCTTCCTCGTCAAGCACGGCGTTCCAGAGGCCAAACTCGCGGCCCACGAGGCCAGCGTCGGCGGGAGCGCGAACGTCGATTGGCTGGGGCTGCTCATGGCGTTCGTGAAAGGTGGGATCGCCGAGGTCTTAAAGGTTTTGCAGGGCGGCGGCTGAGCGTTGCACTTCTCGCCCGGTCGGCTGCGAGTTACCCGCCGGCCGGGCTTTCATCCTTCTGCTGCGGGGATTCACTTCACGCCACGGCGGCGAGTTGCTGTTCGTGGATCACGCGGCAAAGGGCCTCTTCGGCCTCCCGACGGGTGAGCCAGGCCCTCCAAGCGTGCCGCTCGTCATAAAACCCGGTCAGCATTAGAAAGAACTCGCCGACTCCGGCGGTGTACACTTTGCCTTGACCGTCGAGATAGTAGTTGTCCGCTCGCCAATTCCAATCATCGACCCCGTTAAAGACAAAATGCTGCGGAACCTTCTCCTTCTCCCACATCCACCGATACCCGGCCGCGCGCCAGTCTCCGCACTGCTCAAGCCAGTCGGCGAAGATGCCGCGGGCGTCGAAGTTGTCGGGCTCCGCGTCGAGCAGCCGGTGAAAGTCGTCCTCGGTGGCCACTTAGCCTAACCTCCCCTGCTGGTACGTGCCTCATTTCGCTGCCGCGTGCTTCGCGAGGGTGGCACTGAAGCGGTCGCGGGCTTTGACGTTCGTCCAGTTGCCCATCATCAACTCGCCTTCCTTCACCAGTTCCGCCACAGCCGCGCGAAGGCGATCCAATTCGACGCGGAGCGGCTTGAGAATGTGGTCCCGCGTTTGTTGATCGTAGGCCGCGCTGATCGCTGTATCGACGCGCTCCAGCCCGTCGGTTTCGATGAACGCATTTCGCGGGTCTTTCGCCCATTCGGGAGTTGGCTGATCCATCGTGGTTAGTCCTTCTCTGAAGGTTATTCACGTCTCGATGCGCTGGCCCATCATGCTCTCGATAGCCTTGACTAATCCGAGCAACGCCAGCCCGGAAAGTAGCGAATTATTGGAGTCAGCGATCGCCGCCGCGAGGGCCATGACCTGGGCGGCTGACATCCTGCCGAGCATTTGCACCATTGCCGCCATGTGCTGATCGGAGTCGGCCGTCAACCCGGCCAGGTTTCGGCCGAGTTGTTTCATAGCGTCGTCGTTTTTCATGTGCATCATCTCCCGCCTGTGGTTCTCACTTCCGTAGTTTGCAAATGCTCGCATGCGTCCCGAACGGGGCGCCGCACGCCGGACAGGTCGGCTCGACCCACGAATCGACCAACACAAGCTCGCCATGCCGAAATCCGCGTACCTGAACCAGCATTCGATTCCGCGGCCGATGCCAAGCAATGAGCAAGTCGCCGTTCGGAAGGAATCGCTGGCCCGCGCAAATCATCTCGCCCATCGCTTGTCCCTCGAAAGGTTCACCGACTGTAATTCACTTCCTGGATTCTCGGGCCACCGCTCGCCTTGCCCTGGCATAAGCAGACGCCCGTTCGCTATTTAGTTTGGCGTGGGCATCGCAGAGGACTTGCCCGTGGCGTGCTTTCAGCTTGCATCCGCTCGCCATACAAATCCCTGCCGCCCTCTTCTGGTGCCGCAACCGCCTGACCGTTGCCCGGTGTTGCTGCAAATGAGCCTCGCAGTGCCGAGCGTTCGTCGCAGGTTGGTCGCATCCGCCCCAACAACAGATGCCGGCCGCCACTGCCTTCTGTTTGTAGCGCTTTGTGTGTTCCACCAACTTCTTTAGGCACCCCTCGCACATCACCCGGCCCGGCATGGGCGGGCTTGAGCACTTTGCGCAGAGCCCGCGAGCAACGCGGTCGTGATGACGAGAAGCCACGGCGTCATCTCCTAAATCGAATGGTTCACTTTCCACTCTCTGACCGGATAAAGGCGCGAGCCTCTTTGCAGGATTCGGCCCAGTCGTGGCCCATGCGTTGTTCTTCCCACATCGCATCAGCGCTAAGAAGAAGGTTCCGAATCTGAATTTTAGCTTCAGCCAGTCGCTGTCCGCGGTTGCGAACTTCCTCGATGAGTGCGGGGATGTCCTGGCGAGCCTCGATCTCGGAAAGCTGCTCGTCTGTCATGCTGTCCTCGGAGTATGAGCGTGCTGCGGGAGTTCACTTCCGAGCGCGGATGGCGTTGCCGATGTACTGGCGAAGCTGGCCGTTTTCGCCGAAGGCGTCGATTTCCTGCTCGTCAGCCAACTTAGCGCACGCCTCGCGCTCCTCCGCGGCGGCCTCACGGCGAGCGGCGTCAATGGTCTCACGAATCGAGCCCATGATCCGCTTGACAAGTTCTTCGTTCGACAGCTTCGCTAGTTCTTCTGGTGCCATGCTCGCCTCACACGATTGGGATGCGGTAGTTCACTTCGCGTTGTTGGTGAGCCCCGTCGGCTTCGATTCGATGGTCCTTTCGTAGTAGCAGTCCTCACACCAGCGCTCATCGCCGTGGTGATAGCCGTGGTCGTGCTCGGGTGGGTGCCGCGGGTCGTCGATTCGGTTGCGCTTGCACTTGTCGCAGATGATGGCCCGTTGGAACCACCGCCCTTGCGAAACGCCGTCACTCCGAACGTGGACGCGGAACTCAGCCGTGATCCGGCCGGCGAACAGCAGCTTGATCCGCTCCCACAGCGTCAGCCTAACCTCGTAGTTGATGCGTGTGTGGTGGAACGGGTCGTCAATCGGGATTTCGGAGAGGACTTTGTTGTCCTCCCAGGTGACGACGCTCAGGTGTCGCTTCATCCGATTTTCGAGTTGAGTGTCAAACATCTCGTTCATCTCCGGTGTAGATACGTTCTCACCCGTCACCTAAATAACGCTCCAGAAGCAGCGACACAACCGCCGCCTCGCTGATGTCGAGCTGATCAGCGATGGCTTGGATTTTCCCGACAACCTCTTTCGGGAGTCTCAAGGTTAACTGAGCAAATCCTGGGTCCGTATCTGCCGCTAGAGACCAGAGCTTGGCTCGGCTGTACCCGTTCAATGGCGACGACACGAACGACCCACGATGCGATCTGAATAGAATTTGCGACAAGCTGCTCCGCGAGCAGCCAGTTTGGGCAATTATCGTCTTTGCCCGACATGGGCCATGCTCGCGCAGAAAGTCGCGCACCTTCTCAAAATAACTCTGGTATTTGGCCATCTCGCCTCACTCCTCTGGCACACGGATTCACTTCACTGCGTCCTCGACAGCCGCCAGTTGCTCTCGGCAGTGCTTGACCTCGCGCTCTGCGGTCAACAGCCGGCGCTTGAGGTCTTCAAGGACTTCACCCCGCCGCGTCTGGTTCATGAACACGGCAACAGCCTCTCCGATCCGGCCGGCATTCCAATTGTCGATATAAAGGCCGGATGCTTGCTGGAACTTCTCAGCCGCCTCGCGCATGCGGGCTACATCCTGTTGGGCCAACCTCACCTTGTCTTCGGCGTTCCGTTCGGCTTCCTTGTACCCGCCATCGTAAGCCAACTTCCATTCGTCGGTTTCGATCTGGCGAACTGGCTCCACCCACTTTGGCGCGATGTACTCCGCGGCCTTCCGCAGAATCGCTGCGAGAAACAGCCGCGTCATCGGCGCTGGCTTCAGTTCGGGGGCCTGCTTGACGACGACCAGCGTTTTGCCCTTCGGAGCCAGCAGCCCCCACGTCGGCGGCAGCTCGCCCTCTTGGACGATCTTCGCTTCGCCGACGACCACCCACCAGTAGTCGCAAAACTGGCAGATGGATTCAGCCTTGGCGGGGTTGTCGAGTTCCTTCTTCCAATCCCCGCGCGACGCCTTGACCTCGAAACCGTGCAGAGACAGGCCACGACTCGGCCAGAGGCTCATGGCCAGGGCATCGGCCGTTCGGGCCTTGGCGAAGCCAGTGGCGTCGGCAACCTGCGGCATGAATGCCCACTCCGGCGCCTTGTACTTCGCCGCGAGCGCGGCCATTAGCTGGGCCGTGTTCATCGGCGTTGTCACTACGGCCTTGTCCTTGACGCTGCTCATCCCCTCGAATCTCCCGCGTTCAAAGGTTCGCTATCTCGCCGCCCAATCCTTCTCGGCCGCGTCGATCGCCTTCGCCGCTTGATCGCAGAAGGTTTTGACGGTCGCCAGTTCCGTCAGAATCTGGTCGCGGAACACGGGCGCGAACGCCGCCATCTTCGTGATGCCGCGCCCGCTGTCCTCTAGGCGCCCGCCGATCTCCTGAATCAGCGTGAAGTATGCGATGTAGTTAGACGGCGGCGGCTTCGTCTTTTTCTTGGCGTTCATGCTCGCTCCTCTCCACGAACTTGTGCCACTCGCCGCAGAAACATTGGCGGCACTTCTCGAACACTGGGCCAGTCAACGATGCGTGCTGCCGCAGGTGGCTCGCGACGACGACACGCTTGAGCAGGTCGACCGCCGCGTTAGCCCGACTCTCCTGCCGAAGCTCGCGGCGGATGTACAGCGCCTGCATCTGGAGTTCCGCGGCCGTGGCGATCTTGCCGCCCGAAATGATCCACTCGCACTGCTCCCAAAGAGAGCGGCCGTCGGCGTCAAGGTTCGGCGGGCAGGGTTCGGGTTTGTAGTCGCTCATGCGCGTGGAATCTCCCGCGTTTTTCGTGCTACTGTCGTTGCGTTCATCCGGTCCACGGATAGAATCTCCAGTGCAGAGCTTGCCGCCTAGGCGCTCGGCGGGGCCGAGGTGACGCAATCACCACCGACCCCGCTTTTCATTTTGCACCCTTGCGTTGAAAGCATTCCTCAGCCGGCCGCGCGGGGCCAAATCTCTTCGATGCTCTTCCCGAAAAACGCCGCGATCTTGCGGGCGTTCGTGAGGGACGTTTCAGCCCCTTGTTCGATGCGCCAGTAATTGCTGGCGTTCGATCCGATTGCCTTAGCAACGTCGCGAGTCGATAGCCCCAGGTTCGTGCGAATCTCTTCCAAGCGACACACCCACACTGCCTTGATGCGGCCGTTGGCGCGAGCGGGCTTGTTCTTCGCGAGTTTCTCGGCTGGGGTCACATCGCTCTCCTGTTGCCAAGCAGCAAGCTCTCAAGCCTGTCGAGTTTCTCCGGGCCAAACCCCTTCAGACCGACCTTGCCGTCAGTCTGAAAGAAGTGCTTCAAGAGCGAGCCGCTGTATCCAAGGTCCATGTCGTCAAGGATCGCGAAGTTGACCGCGTGCGCCGTGCCGTAGCGGTTATCGAACCACTCGCGGATCAGGAAGGCGCGATCCATCTGCCAGCCGCGATCCGGGCCAACGTGGTCAACGACGCTATGGAAGTTGAGCCCGTGGGTGTGCATTAGCCCGTTGAACCCGGCCAGCGTCATCTCGCCGCGGAGGATGAAGTACCGCCACGCGCTCACCAGCACGATCTTCGCCTTAGTGGCGTCCAGCAACCCGTTGAGAACCTTGACGCTCTCAGGGTCGGTGCCGCAGTAGCGGTTGTCGTGCTGCTGGTGTCCGTTCAGCACGCCGTCGATGTCGAGAAAGATAAACGGACCAATCATCGGGGAACCTCCACGCCGAACACGTTCTCACTTCGCGGCTAGCTTGTGGTACTCGCCGCAGAATCCTTCGCGGCATTCCTCAAACGTCGGTCCGCGCAACGCCGCGTGCTGTCGCATATGGGAAGCGACGACGACGCGCTCCAGCAGTTCGACTGCCTTCTGGTGCCCGGCCGCGATGGAGGTCAGGCCCTCCAGCCGGCCGATTATCTGCTCTAGCTTGTCGAGCCCGATTACCGTGGCGTCGGCGATCGCCACTTTCCGCAGGCCGGCGTAGATGGGTGACTGGTGGTAGTCCCAGCCCATGATGGCGCCGATCTGGCGAACCAATGCCTCGCGCCGTTCGCAGTTCTGGTCGTGTTGTTCGTCGGTCATCTTCGTTTCTCCGTTTGACTAATTACCTAGGCCGGGCGGTTCACTCGCCGTCGTCCATCGACGGACAGCCGACATTTGGCGGCATCTCCGTACCAGCCGTGCCGGTCACTGACGGCGGCTCTCCAAACAGCGCAGAGTAGGCTTCGGCCGCGGTTTCCTTGCTCATGCTCGGCCGGGCCGGTTCGCTGGCCGCGAGGTCGGCACGCAAGCGGATTCCTTCTTCTCGAAGTCGAACGATGTCGGCCCGCCGCATTTCCGGGTCGAGTTCGTTGATCGCCGAGTCGAGGAAGGCCCGCCACCCCGCTTCCCGCTGCTGAGCGGCGGCTAGTTTGTCGAGGGCGTCGTTGCGTTCGCCAATCAGGACGACGATTGAGTCTTCCAATTCAGTTTCTCGACTCATTGCGGTACTCCTGTTTGCGGGTGATAAGTCTCACCCTCGTTTAAGTCTGTCGTTCCGCGTCTGCCGCTCCGCGATCAAGGTCAGGTGTTGGCTCATCAGGTACATTCGCTGGGCCATTGCCATCACCAGCCGACGCAAGCGGCGATTCTCGACCCGAACAGCTCGAGCATCACGTTTCACTCGTCGTCCTCTTGAGCATCCGCCACGGCCGCGAATAGGTCCGCGTTCTCTTCCTCTACCGGCGAGTCGGGAGCGTCTTTCAGGTTCGCCACAGACTGACGCCAGTAACTCGGCTTCAGTTCGCAGCCGATGCCCTTGCGACTGTTGATGACGGCCCCGTAGACTTCGCTGCCGACTCCGGCGAACGGGGTAAGTACCGTCTCGCCGGGATTGCTCCACAGCACCACGGCCCGCTCGATCACATCAAGCTGCAACGGGTGCATGTGCCGCTCATCCTCGGCTTCCTTGCAGTCCTGATAGGGAAGCACTCCACGTTGCCGAATGCCGCCCTCTTTGTCGTCGGTCCCAAGGTTGCCGCGGATGTCGTTCCAGACGGCCGAAGCGTACTGTCGCCAAATCCAATGCGAGTAGCGATTCCCTGTCTGCTTGCCCTTCCAGCCCCGGTACTTCAGCAAGTCGTGGGGCATCTTTCGAGCCCCTGCGTAGGACATGAGCCCGTGAGGATGAACCACGGGGACGGGATTCGTGCCGCGCTTGCGGAACGGGATGAGGTAGTCGGCCGCGGCGACGTTCGTGAGCGTCGAGTCCTCTACGATCTGCCGATGAGCCAGTGCTTTGCTCATCGTGCGGTTTCGCACCGCGAGCGGTTCCTTCCAGATGCAGATGCGGGGCAGCATCTCGAAACCGACCTTTTCGTGCAGGCGGATAATGTCGCCGGGGAAGTCGACGTAGGAGCATTGGTTCGCCCCGTCGCGCGGCACGTCCATGCAATGCACGGCGGTAATCCGGCCCGGCAGCGTCAGGCGGTAGAGTTCCCTGACGATGAATTCGTAGTGGGTGAAGAACTCGCCGTAGGTCCGCGAGTTCGACAAGTCGCGTTCGGAGCTGCTGTAGTGGTACAGTGCCCCGCCGTCCTCCGTGGCGAACGGTGGAGAGTAGATCGTCAGGTGGACCGACTCATCCGGCAGAGTCGGCAACAACTCGCACGAATCGCCGTTGTATAAAGCGTAGCGGTCGGTGATTACTTGGTCGATGATGGCCACTGGTCAATTGCCTTTCTTCCAGGGGACTACTTGCTTTCCACGGCTTCGTCGGTTTTCTCCGTACCGCGGGCACGACGCGGCTTGCCGTTTCCCGAACCATTTGGCACCGCAGCAGCAGACGAAGTACCACAGAGCCACGTCGGCACGCTCGCTTTCTTCGTGAATCGGTCATCCAGTTTGATTTGCAGGTGTTCATTCATCAGGGCGATCAAGTTGCGGAACATCGTCTCGCACTTGTCTTGCTTCCGTTGCAGGTTCGCCCGCACGCCGGCTTGTCCTTCGCTCGCGATCACGTCGGCGACGACCGGCCGCGTCTGGCCGAACCGCCAGCATCGGCGGATGCTCTGATACCAACTCTCGAAAGAGTCGGACGGGAAGTAGACTGCGTGGGCACATACTTGCAGGTTCAGGCCGAACTGTGCGATCTTCGGCTTCGTCACCAGCACGCGGATTTGCCCGCGAGCGAAAGCGTCAAGCCGTTCCTCTTTCGCGTCGTCATCGTCTGAGCCGGACACCTGAACCGAATCGGGAATGAGGCGCTCGAGCAAGTCGCCTTCATCGTTCAGGTGACACCAGACCACGGCCGGCTGACCAGTGCCGTTGACCAGTTCAGCCGCTTTCTCGCACCGCTCGCCAACCGTCCGGCGACGTTCCTCTTGAAGTTCCCGCTGATCTTGAGCCGGCACATCGAACAGATGACCCGCCCGCTTCTGCTTCGCCTCGACCACGAATTCATTGATCGTCAGCGGCGGCAGGATGTACTTGCCGTCGTCAAACCCCAGGTCGGACGGCTTCCGGCACGCACGAGCCCACGAGCAAACCCACCGCCAGAAATCCCGTTCGGCGTGCGTGCGGAGCAGGTACTTTGTCCGGCCCCACCCCAGGTAATCCTTGGCGGTTTCCTTCCGAAAGAACTTCGTCACCATGTCCTGAAAGCCCAATTCCCCCAGGGCCTCGGATGACGTGCCGAGTTCCACAAAGTCATTCGGCGCGGCCGTGGCCGTGCAGAGCAAACGGTAGGGAATAAGCCGCATGAACTCCGTCACCGCGGCTTTCGTTGACCCGTCGAAATTCTTGAGGATGCTGCTTTCGTCGCAGACCACCCCGGCAAAGTCGGCCGAGTTGAAGTAGTGCAGCCGCTGGTAGTTCGTGGCCACGATCTTCGCCGCGTACTTCCCGTCTGACGAGCGGCAGCACTCGATACCGAACTTCGCCCCCTCGGTGACGAATTGGTGAGCCACGGCGAGCGGGGTCAGGATCAACACCGGCTTGTTCGTGTGCCGAACGACGTTCTCAGCCCACGCCAGGGCTTGGAACGACTTCCCAAGCCCGCAGTCGGCGAACACGGCCCCGCGGCCCCGCTTCACCGCCCATTCGACAAGGAACTTCTGGAAGTCGAAAAGCTGGTCGGGAATGAACGTCGGCGTAAACCCGCCATCGTGGCGAAGTTGTAGCTTCTTTTTCAGGAACTCGCGATAGACCGCGCTCGGCCGACTAAAGCGATCCAGTTCGATTGTCATTGTCTAACTCCTGTCATCCTAATTAGTCGACTACGCGCGTTCAGTCTTCCATCGTCTGTCGTTTCGCACCGAGCTTCACACACAGAGCGCCGATCATGTCAGCCTCTGCCGCGAGTTCATTGATGTCTGCTTCTCGCTTTTCTTTCCCGCCGAACCACCGGACCATGTTCTCGAAATTGCGACGACTGTAATAAAGTCGGCTCTCGATTTCGTGGCTCGCTCGCTCCAGAACTTCGACTAGCTTTGCCTTTTCGGCGTCGGTCAACGTGTCCATTGGGAACCTTTCCACCTGGCTAGTTCTCACTTCTCGACAACAGCCGTCACGTTCACGTTTTCCAAAAGCTTTTCGAGGGAGGAAATCGGCACGATGTATGATCGGCCATTGTGGAGAAGCCGAACGGTTCTCCATTCGGTTACGGCCACTGCCAACGCCTCTCTCAAGCAGCGGCTGATTTCGCCACCGGCCCTGGCCTCCAGATGAATTGCGGCCACGTTCGTATGCTTCAGGTCCGTCATGTCGTCCTCCAGTGAACCCTTGTGTTCAGCACACTCTCATAACCGTCAAAGCAACTCGGACAGCTTGTCGATTACGCCCTCAAACTCGTCCAGCGCGCCGTCGGTGCTGTTGAGGATGTCGGCGTAATCGCTCATCAGGTTTCGCAGGTCGTCGCGGGCGTCCGCGATCCGCTTCACGATGGCCTTCGCCGCTGTGTGGAATGCCTTCAGGTCTCGCTTCGTTACGATCTTCTCTGCCATCGCCCTCACCCCCTCGTCCCCGGCCCAATCGCGACCTCGACCCCGCACGGTCCGCCGCACTTCTGGAACCACTCCGCCTGCCACAGTGGGTTGCCGTCATCGCAGCCGAGAATAAACGCCAACGCATCCTCGGTGGCCTTTAGCGCCATGGGCAGGTTGCTCCGATCCAGCAGCCGTCCCCCCAACCGCGTCAGGAACACCCTGATCGGCTCGCCCCGGTGATACGGGGCCGCGGCAAGGGCGGCGCTTACCAAATGCGGCCCTAGTGCCTTGCTGACAGCCCGCCACGCCAGATCCGTCCGCTTCGACCGCTTCCGCCACTCCCGCCCGTTCGCCTCGCTCGCGGTCACGAGCGGGATGATCCACGTTGCCGGGGCGATGAAGCCGGGGGCGACGAGTTCCGGGGCGGGGCGTTTACGCGGCTTCGGCCCTTGCTCTGCCGGCAGCTTCGCCCCGTCACTCACCCGCCCTTCGGCGGTAAGCTCTTCGAGGGGGCGGCAGGTTGTCGGCCACGTCTTCACCGTCGGCATCGCTATCCCCGCTCCAAGCAGCCGTCATAACTTTGAAAATCCGTCAACTGGACCACCAGCAGCGTCGGGTGCTTCGGCTTTGGCCCATACACCCGCTCCCGATACGACTGATCGCGTCCGCACACAGGACACTCGCCAACGTGCCGGCGATACCAGTACCGAACCTTGGGCGCCTTTCTTGCTCTCTGTACCTGCATGGGCGATCTCGCTTACATCCGCTGGCTCGTCGCTACCCCCTTCGTCTCCAAGGGCGAGGCGGAGCGGTTCAGCGCTTCTTGCCGGCCCGCTTCCGCCGCGCCGCCGCGCTCGCCAGCCCCGCCAGCCGCGCCCGCTCCCGGCGAGCCTCGGGCGTCATCGTTTCGAGGCAGCGCTTGCCGCCGCGGCGAGAAAACTCAGAGTGGGATAGACGGCTGCTCATGGTGAGATACTAAGCGGTTAGCTTGTGGAAGTCAACAGGATTCAGTATTTTTGTTTAACGAGATTCGCTTTGATCGTCGTGAAGCAGTGAGGGCAGTAGAGTTCGCTGTCTTCGAGTTGTTGCTCGGTTATCGTTTCGGTGCAAAACGCGCATGATCCTTCGACGTTTTTGCGGCATTCGGCAACTTCTCTCACGGTGTCGATGATGAACTTGATCAGCGGAGCCGCTGGCCTGAACCATTCACCAGCCACGCGGAACTGAGAGAATTCGGCGTGCATCCACCGCTCGGCTCGTTCGTCTCCCTGGAACGTCGCCAGCACCGTCAGCCGTTCCGGGTTACCAGTCTGCAACGCCTTGAGTCTTGAATCGGCGCATTTGCTTGCCGTGTAGCCGATCTTGATGTTGCCCGTGTCGTTTTCCTGAATGAAGTAAATCACATCGGCTCCCTCAAAATGGCGTATCGTCGTCAGAGCCTGTAATTGCCGGTGCTTCTTCGGTTTCCGCCAGCGCGGCAGGCTTCCTAACCTTGCCCCGCTTGTCCGCCGCCCTGGTCGCCTCTTCGGCTTTCTTGTTTGCGCCAGCCGCTTTGCTCTTGTGGTGCAAAAGCGCGGTCCATAGCCCGCGAGGTATCCGCGTCTCGTAAAGCCCAAGGCTCATCAGCTTCTGATTGCGTTCTTTGTTGAACTGCGCTTGCTCGATGCGCTTGCCGACTTCGCACAAGCAAGACACCGCGGCCGTCGGCTGGTAGCTGCTATTCATCGTCCATTCGCCGTCGATCACGAACCGCGGATGAGGAACAACGACCATGCCCGTTCCACCGCAAAGCGAGCAGTAGCTTTTCCCCATCGGTGCCGCGGTCTGCTGCTCGAATCGCCGTTGCTCGTCTCGCCGTTGCCGGATGAATGTTTGGATCATCTTCAGATGTTCGTTGCGGAACTCTGGGGCGCTTTGCTTGACCATCCAGTCCGTCGCCGCGTTCAGTTCCGAAAACGTGAAGCCAGCGCTGACGAAGGCTCCTCGCCAAGCCGCGAACATTTCCAAATCTTGCGGGCTGGTCAGCCCGAAGATGGCGGCGTGCCGGTCGGCCCATTGACGGAACCAGTCACTCACGTTCAAGCCTCGCTTTCAGTTTCGCGCTGAAGCCATTCGCGTTACTCGGCTCGCCCAGCAAACGGCTGACGAACTCACGCGGATACTCCGGCTTGCGACCTTTTTTCTCGAGTTCGGCTTCAATTTCGGCGATGCTGAGAGCGCAACTCTCGAATCGCTTGAAGCATTTTTCCACTTCGTCTGGACGCAACGGCGCCCGTTCTGGTGGACCTGGATAAAGCTTCGCGAATAGCTTCGCCAGTCTTTTGAGCTCAACTAAAAATTCTGGCGGGCATTCGTGCGTTGCACACTCTACCTCTTCTCTAAGTGTGTTCTTCGGAGAAGAACACACTACCTCTACCTCTGGTAACGCTTTTGTAACGCTCGATGCGTTACGGACCTTGTTGACCCGTCTGAGCGTTAAACCCCTTGTTTTTGCAGTACTTCCGTTGTGTCGGTCGAAGTTCGGGAACTCCACGCCACCGTCTGTGAGGCGCAACCAACCAACTTTTTGCATCGCCTTGGCGATCCCGCGTGCGCAAGCGATGCGATCAATGAGCGAATCTGTAACGCTGGGAGCGTTACCGACTATGGTCTGCTGATCGGCCCAAATCCAGATGCGAATAAGGGCGCCAAGTACGGCGTTTGGGTCAACGCCCATCTGCTCGCCGATGAGATGTACTTCAGGCTTGTCAGGGGTGACATGCTCAAGCTTTATCCAATCACCGGCCATAGCGCAGCCGTTCGCGGCGCATTGTGTGCGCCTTGATTGCAACGAAAAACCGAGTCACTGCACGGTCGGACGCTACCGGCCTTTAGACCTGACGGCGCACGCTCAGGGACCGATCCGATTCGTGCAGTGACTCGGTTTTTCGTTGTGTTGACATTGAGGACTCGTGCGCCAAAGAGATGCAGGGCCTGTAGCGACAGGTTTCCCGCTGACACCATTTCTACGCCTGCCGAAATTCACCGTCAAGGTCAGTTTCACGAAGTCGCCACCCACACCACCGCCTTGCGACCGCTCCCCGTCTGCCGCGTCCGGCCGCTGTCGACCACCAGGCCGGCGCGGACCAGCTCCACCCTTCGAGGCCGCTGAGTGTTCGCCGGCATGTTGCACCAGCGCTGCATTTCCTCATCGGTTGCCCCGTCGGCGCACCGGCGCAGGTAGTCCAGCACCTTGCGCCGTAGCGTGGCCGACCGAGGTTCCATCGACTCCGCGGACTCGCGGCTCGTGGCGCTGCCCTGAACGTAGGGCGGGAGCGGCTCGGAAATGTAGTCGAACAGGTCCACGGCACGGCCTCGAAAGGCACCGGGCCGGTGGTGGGAAGTCACCGGCCCGGTGGGGTAGGTCAGAAAGGAATCTCGCCGTTGTCGCCGCCCGGCGGGCCCAGCGCTACCCCGCTCACTTCGTCAATGATCCGCTGCACCGTCGGCGTGTCGCGCTGGGCGTTGTAGGCGGACAGCCCAGCTTGCTTGAGCGCATCCTTAAGCTGCTGCTCGTTGATGCCGACCTTGGCACATTCGGCGATAGCTTGCGGCCACGTCCAGGCGGTCTGCTGCTGGACGGCACGCACCCGCACGCCGCCGATGCGCTTGCCCCCGAACATCACGTTCGGGTCGACGTAGATTTCCACCGTCTTGCCGAGCCAGTGGTCGGAGTCGTCGCCGAAGGCCGCGACGAGGAATTCCGCGTTCGTGCGGTTCAGAATCATCTGCTTCACGTCGCCGTTGAAGTGCAGGATGTTCTTTGTTTCGTTGCCGCTCTCCCCCTTGATTTCTTCCTGCGTCACGGCCTTTATCGTGGCGCGGATGGGGTGCGTGATGTCTTCCTTCGCGAGCCAGTTGCTCGGGAACATTTGGTTCATCTTCATCGGGTCACCTGTCTGGTTCTGGTGCGGGTTGTGGTTTGTTCGAGTGCGGGAAATTCGATGCCGAGTTCTTGGCCTGCCCATGCCTGGACTTGTTCCAGGTACTGAGTGAATTCCGTGACTGACAGCTTCTTGGTCGACTTGTCGATTTCGATTTCTCGACCGCCGAGCGTGATGAACTTCCGGGGTAGGAATTTGGCTTTGATTACTTCATGCAGATCCTCCGTGGAGTTTCCGGTGTGGTTCCCGATGATGGTCAACACGACGCCCCAATAAAATCTGTTTTGGGCGTCCGTCCGTTTTTCGTAAGGACGCTCCAGCGTGATCGTCACCGTCTTGCCGTTGCGGCCGCGCAGGAACCCGGTCATGTTCGCCTGCTGCATCGCGGACGGGCGCAGCTCGTCGCCGTCAACGGGTATGGTCAGGGTCAGGCTGTCCGCGCTCATGTTTCTGTCCTCACACCACCCGCCACTCGCCACCGTCCAGCCACAGCGATTCTTCAGCTTGCGGTCCCCGCGGCGGCGCCCAGCCCGCCCCGTTCCAGACCGCGACCAGCACGCCATTAATCGCGCTGCCGAAGGCCCACGTCACCCGGTAGCGGAGCAATGACGTGCCAATCACGTCGCCCGGCTTGAGCTTGGCGACGGTTTTCGCCCGGTCCCGTTGCCGCTTCGATTCGACCGCGATCATGGTTTCTCCTGCTTCGCCGGCAGCGGCACCCGCGCCTCGGTCGTCATCTGAATCGAACAGCATGTCCACCAGTTGCCCATCCGCGCCACGCATTGCTGCCGGCTTGCGTTCATCCGACGGCCGCACTTCTCGCATCGCAGCAAGGCACCGTGCGGGTAGACCATCTCAGCGAGGTCTTTGTCCATCTCGGCCGCAGTGGCGGGCGTGACGGCGAGGAACGGGGTGATCACGATTTCCCTTTCGACTTGTGTTGCGGCGCCGGCTTCACGCGGCCTAGCGACACCGCGCGTCGTCGGCGTTTGTCACCGAACTTGTTTGATTTGTGTACGCCCATGTTTCTCTTGATAGATCGAATCGCGTTGCTCACGGTATCCTCGTTGCTTTCACCTGTTCCCGGCGTGCCCGGCAGAACTCGCGGATCGCCGCGGCCAGTGCCTCGAACAAGTCGGCCCATTCTGGTAAAGTCGTCGGCATCTCGTCACTCCTTTGGTTGGTTCCGGTCGCGCTCCGCACGACGCCATGTCGGTCACTTGTTGGCGGTCTCGACCAGCTTCTCGATTTCCTTCAGCACGGACGGCGTGAGTCCCTTCGCCAAGTAGCGACGGCGAACCTTCACCAGTTTCTCCTTTACCGCGTCCTTAATCTGGTGGTGCTTTCTCCGCGCTTCGCACAATCGCCGCTCCAGCTTCTTGACCGGCGGAACGTTATGAAGTTCGTCCTTCAATTGGTCAAGTTCTTGGCTAATGGCCTGAATTTCATCGTTGTCCCAGCGATTTGACGAATTAGCCAACTCGCGAAACAGTTCCTCGATGGTTCGCCGGGTCGGCTTGTCCATTGGTAACGGCTTCATTTGTCTTTCTCCGTGGGGTTGACAGCGGACTCCCTGTCCGCCGGTTCTTCACTCGCCGCCAGGGCCGTCACTGCCGCCGCGTAGAGCGAGACGATGGCGACCACGCACAACAGGATCAGCGTTGAGTCGCTCATGCGGTCCCTCGCTCCCCACTCCAGGCCCGGACACCGCCGCCGATGGCGCCCACGTCACCGGGCGGCGGGCCGGGCGCTGGCTCCCCGGTCAGAACGCGATGCCGTGCGAATGTCCGCTCGGCTTGTACTCCCGCAGCTTCACGCAGTCGGCACAAGGGCAGCCGTCGTAATGCTCTGGCTCGCTGGGCGGAATCGTCGCGTCAACGCTGTCGGCCCACTGCCAGTAATCCGATTGCATCGCATCCCGCACGACATCGCTGGCCGGCTGTTCGTCCAGCACGCCGAGGTCGTCGGCGGCTTGCAGACGTTCGGCGCGGGCGGCGTCGGTGGTCAGGTGGCGGGTGATCATGATCATTGCCTCACTTAATCCGAACATGCGACCCGCGCTCGCCCAACGCGGCGAACGGCACAGCCTGCCCATCGGCCAGCGCGTCGCGAACCGCCTTCGGGTCCAGCACGCGCTTGGAGAACTGCGGGTAGGTATCGAGGTCGACCGATGTTTCCCAGCCGGCCGGGATGATCGGCAGCACGCCGCCGTTCTTCTGAACCGCAATCGTCCGGCCCTCGGCGGTGGTGAGCTTCGGTTGCCCCGTCAGCGTCATGTAGTCCATCAGCCGGGCCTTCAGACGCTGCACGCGGTTCGCCCGCACGCTGGCCTTCATCGCCCAGCGCTCCGATTCCTCTTTCGCGGCCGCGCCTTCCATCTCCCATTGCCGAATCAACCCGACGTAGCTGTCGAGTTTCGTGGCCTGCGCGGCTTCCAGTTCGGCGAACCACGCATCAAAGGCTGACGCCATGAGCGGGTCGTCAATGTCGCCCTCGTAATCGTTCACGAGGTCGGCGAGCGCTCGCAGGTCGTCGCTGATCTGAAACAGGGTCGTCGCGGGCATTGGTCGTGTCTCCGGTAAGCGGCGGGCGGGGGTCAGTGGCAGCAAGCGGCGAAGGCGCGTTCGGCCATGTGGCGAATCGTTTCCTCGTAGTCGGCCGGATCATCGCTGTCTTCGTCCGTGACCGACACTCCGCTAACCGTCCCCTGAACTGACGAGTTGAACGTCACGGTCAAGTCACACTCACGAAATCGCGGGTTGGTGGAGAATTCGTTTTCGAGGGCATCAACAAAATCGACTTGGCTGATGCCGTTAAGCGAGTCGGGCGGGCAGTTGTAGGTAAGTCTCTGAATCATCGTCGTCTCCGGTTCGGCGTTTTCGATTGCGGTTCACTTCACCCCGCGAGCCTTGCCTACCCGGCGGGCCAAGTCCAGGTCGGCCGCGTCCATACGCCGCGTCGCCACGACAACCAGCGTCAGGAAGGCGGCGGTCAGGATTGCGGTTACGATGAACATGGCGGGTACTCCAAGAAAAGGGCGTCCGTGCCCCTGTGGTGGTCGGTTAGTTCAGGATGAAAGCTTTGCCTTCCAGCACATCGGGCAGGTTCACGCTGCCGGTAATGCGGTCAGCCGTTTCGCTTGCCTCTCGGCACAGACGGCCCATGCGGTCCGTGTACTTCTGCTTCGCGGCCCACTGGCCAACAGCGTCACAGCGGGCCAGCAGAGCCTTGCGATCATTGCCGCGGACCAGTTCGTTGCGAATGGCTTGCAGTTCGTTTGCGGCTTTCGTGAAGGTCATTTCCGTCTCCCGTTCAGCGTTTCGTTTCACCACTGAAGGCATCTTACGCTCCGCGAAAGAACGAGTCAATCCCGTTTCTTGCTTTTTTCCTAAGTTTCTTGCTTTTTTCCCAAGTAGCGGATAGGATTAGGGTATGAACATGCGATGGGGTTCGACTGAAATTGCACTACTCCGCAGCCAGCTAGGACTTACGCTCAAAGCGTTCTCCGAACTGGTTGGTGTGAGTGAGGCCACGGCCTGCCGCTGGGAATCGGGCGGGCACCACCCGCGATTCGAGACGATGGGCAGATTAGACGAAATCGCCCGCGAGAACAATATCACCTTTGGCCAGCTCCAGCCCGCGTAGCTTGCTGGCTCCGCGATGCCTAGCCCCCGCGCCCCGCCGCCGCGAGGGGGAGAGAAGGATCGGGCAAACTCAGCGGAAGCCGCCGACCGTTTCGTGATAGCTGCTGGTGGTCGTGTCGACTCTTGCCGGCAGCTCAAACGTGACGCCGGGCGCCGCCCCCATCCTTGTCGCCTGATGTGATAACGCCATCTTCAGCAAGTCCAGACGGCCGCACGGTTTTTCGTAGTCGATCTTCGGCCCGCGATGCTGACCGTCACAATCGGAATAGCACAAGTCACCATCGCGGATGCCGGCTTCCATGTTCGCCATCGAAGTGAGCTTCACGCGGCGGACGGGCTGGGCGGCGAGGATCGCGGCGGCGTGGCCGGGAGTGCGGCCGGTGTTGGAGCAAATCGGGCAAGGCGCCCTTCTCGCTCGTATGTCGTCCCCGCCGTCTGCCGAGCCGTGGTTCCAGCATCGTCGGCACTCACCACCGCCCCACGCCGGCCAGTCGCAAGTGATCTCTTCCACGAACCCGCGCCGCCATTCGTACCGCCCCGCCGTTGGGTAGTGATTGACGCAGGCCAGAACCGCCGTGCCTGCCCATTCATGGCACGGGAAGGCAAGAGCGAAACCGTTGGGCTGAAGGATCTCCTGCTCGCGTTGGCGGAGCGAGGCTAATTCCATAATCTCGTCGCCAACGGTGTATCGCTCCAGCTTGGCGATACGGCAGCCGATTCGGATGAACTCGCCGCGGTCATGCCCACCGGCGCTACTCTCCATCAACGCATCGGCGTAGACCAGCCGCGGACCGTCGTCGTCGGGCCTCTCCAGCACGCACCGCAACAGGGCGTCGAAGTCGGGGGACATGATGTCAGAGTATTCGCCGAAGAGTGAGGAGTCTTGTTCTCTGTCCTCAGTCTTCGGATGCGTCGGCGAACCGAGTGCGTACCCGCGAAGAACGGGGCAAGTTTCACAAATCCAGATTTTCCTGCCACCCCCTTGCGGACGGCGGGCGGGCGGGGTAAAGTGAGGGGCGACAGTCCGGCCCGAAAATAGCCCAAAATAGCGGGCGGATAGTGGAGAAATAGCGGGTGCCGTTGCTAAATCCGAAGCCTGGCGAGCGTCTCGGAGGTCGTAAGAAGGGAACCCGTAATAAGGTTACGACCGAAATGCGGGCCGTGATTGAATTTGCCGTCAAAGGGATGGGCGGGCAAAAGGCGTTGCTTGCATGGGGGAAGGAAAACCCGACGCTGTTTTGGACGAAGATTTTCCCGCTGATCGTGCCGAAGGCCGTGGAACTCAGCGGCATGGATGGTCAGGCGCTCGAGCTCCGCATCATCGAGCGTGTCGTCACCAGTCGCTCCGCCGTCGAACTGCCCCCTATTCAGGAGCGGGTGATTCCTGCCAACGGGAATGGACACCACTGATCGCGTTCTCGACTTCCACCAGGCTCAATACGACTTCCTTCAGTCGAACGCCATCTTTCGCGCTTTCACCGGCGGCATCGGGAGCGGCAAGAGCTTTGCTGGCTCCTACGACATAATCCGGCGTGCCAAGCGCGATCGCCTTTACCTCGTCATGGCGCCGACCTATTCGATGCTGAGTGACGCCACGTTCCGCAGTTTCAAAGCTCTGGCGACCGATCTCGACCTGATCGCTGACATCAAGCCGAGTGCCCCACCCTTCATCAAGCTGCGGACGGGGGCCGAGGTCATCTTCCGCAGTGCCGACGACCCGGAAAAGCTCCGCGGGCCGAATCTGTCCGGGATCTGGATGGACGAGGCGTCTTTGATGATGCAGGAGGCGTTTACCATCGCCATCGGTCGTTTGCGGGAAGGCGGCGAGCAAGGGTGGCTCACGGCCACGTTCACTCCGAAAGGTCGACTGCACTGGACGTTTGAGACGTTTGCCACGGGCAAGGAGAATACCGCCATCTTTCGGGCGCGCACCAGCGACAATCCGTTCCTGCCGGCCGAGTTTACCCCCACCGTTCGGGGGCAGTACACCAGCACGCTCGCGGCGCAGGAGCTAGAGGGCGAGTTCATCGACAGCGGCGGGATGATGTTCAAGCGGTACTGGTTCGGGATGGTTGACGAGCCGCCTGTGTTCAAGAGCGAAGTGCGGGCCTGGGACATGGCCGCGACCCCGCTGGACGAAGAGAAAGCCCGTGATCCCGACTGGACAGCGGGCGTCCGCATGGGCCGCACCGAGGACGGCGTGAACGTCATCACCGACGTGAGACGTATCCGGGGAACACCGCAACAGGTACAGGAACTGGTGCGAACCACAGCAGAGCAGGACGGCCGCGGCGTGATGATCCGGCTGGAACAAGAGCCTGGCAGCGCCGGAGTGGCCGTAGTCGATCATTACCGGCGTCATGTGCTGGCCGGCTATCGGTTCGTCGCAGAACGGGCCACAGGGCACAAGGCGGACCGGGCGCAACCGCTGGCGGCGCAGGCCGAGGGCGGGGCGTGCAAACTGTTGCGCGGTCTGTGGAACAAGGATTTTCTGGACGAAGCCGAGATGTTCCCGTTCGGTTCCCATGACGACATGGTGGACGCAGCCAGCGCGGCCTTGAATGCGCTCACCACCAAACGCACAATTGCTTTCCGCGCCGTCCGACTGTAGACTAGGCGTCCAGATGAGGTTATCCCATGCGGCACCCACACACTCCATGAGCCAACCAGGCGGCTACCGGCGCCGGCCGGGCCTTCACCGGCTGCACGATCCGTACCGCCAGATTTACCGAGCCAGGGGCGTCGGCGTGTTCGTGGTACGGGCCTGGATACCGTCCTTGAAGTGCCAGCAGTATCTTGGCACGGCGCGGACACTAGGCGAGGCGCAGAAGATGCTCGACACGTTCCTGAGAGAGAAGGGGCTGAAGTGATCGGCTGGCTTATCGACTTGATCTGGCGTCACCGGTGGAAGCGCCCAGCAAACATGCCGGAATGCCTTGACGAATGCCGGCACCTGCCTTCGGGGCGAATTGTCCGTGTCTACGGAACAGACTGGTACGGAGAGCAAATCCGCGTCTCCGATGGCACCGGCTCATTTTATTGCCGGGCAAACGAATTGAAGGTGCTGAAGTGAGAGAGGATTTGTTGCTGGCCTACCTGATTTGGGGCGCTGGCATCATCTTCGCGGTTGCCGAAGGTGGGTCGTTGCTCGTATTCGGATTCCTCGAATGGAAGAAACGACGGAAGGGGCTGAAATGAAGCCGCTTGGCCAGCAGTACGGTGAGGAATTGGTGCATTTCATGCAATCGGCAAGCGCTCGAAATGTTGCAGTCGCTAAGAAACTAAAGCCGCTGAAGAAAAAGCTCCAAGGCGTCCTCAAGAAGCAATACGGCAGGGAGGGGCTGAAGTGAGTTGGGACGGCAAAGACCTGACCGCGCCAAATAACTGGCACTTGACGGGTCAGCCGCTGGTCAGCGGCTGCACAGAGAGCGTTGCCGGGCCTGATGGCAAGCCCGTCGAAGTTTCGCGCTGGCACATCCCAACCACCGAAGAAATCCGGCGTGCCAACGAAGAGAACGACAGGAGAGTCAATCGCTTTCGCTCCGGCGTCACCCGCCCCGGCCTAACCGAGCTGCAGGAAGGGGTGATGCAGTACGTCTACGCCTTCGGGGCTGGCATGCTGTGCGGCGTGGTCGTGGGCATCGTGCTCGCGGTGATCGGGGGCGTGGGGCTGGCGGCGTGGTGGAGGGGGTGAGGCGATGGTAAGCGACGAGCCATTCACTCATGAACAGCTCAGCGAAGCGAGCCGAAATGCCGAACGGCGAGCAGTTGCTGTTGTCGAGTCAGAAATGATCCAGAAGGCCATTGAAGCCGTCTTGCATTGGAACGTCTACTACGCCGATCATGATCAGCATCTTTTGAGCGATGATCTGCTGGCAAAGCTGGTTATCGAATTAACGACAATTACCACGGGAAGGCCGAAGGCTTGATCCACTTCGCCCCGCGCCTGAAGCTCGCTCTCTCGCCGTCGTTCTCGGCATACATGGCCGGCAAGCCCGTCGTGCCGGTGAATATCGAGGTCAGTCCGTCCGGGTTGTGCCAGGCGTCGTGCGATTTCTGCGGGTATTCCAGCGGCGCCATCGGCTCGCACCGAAACGTCATGCTCGACTGGTATGTCCTCGATTACATGCTGGTCGACGCGTCCGTGATGGGGGTTAAGTCGATTTCGTGGACGGGTGGCGGCGAACCGTCGCTTTACCCGCACATATCCGCAGCTGTTATTGCGGCTCACTGCCTTCGCCTCAAGCAAGGCATGTTCACCAACGCTCTCGCCGCTCCGCGCTACGACCCGTCGCTGATGGAATGGATTCGCGTCACGATGACCGACAAGCCGTACAAACCCGACTGCATCAAGCCGCTCCGCGCCGCCAAGACACTCGGGTTCGCGTTCAACTATGCTGGCCCGCAGGATGACGACTATCTATGGCAGACTTTGCACCTGGCTGAAGACGTGCAAGCGGATTACGTCCAAATACGCCCGGCCCTCAAGCAGAACGGCGAGACGGTGGACATCGAACCGCCACGGATCGAACATCCGCTGTTGCAGGTCACGGATTACAAGTTCACCGAGGCCCGCAAGCGGCACGGGTACAGCCAGTGCGAAGGGTATCACGTTGGCGGCGTGTTCGTGTGGGAGACGAGCGAGGTGTCGGTCTGCGCGTACATGCGTGGCAAGGGCGACGAGTACATACTCGGGCGGCTGGATCAGGAGTCGCTGCCGAGCATCCTGGCCCGTGCGCCGGCGTCGGTGCCGGTGGCACACAACTGCCAGGTCTGTTGCAAGCTGCACGAGACGAATAGCATGATCGCAGAGGCACGCGAACTGGTCGACGTGGAATTCCCCTAAAGGAGAAGCCGAAATGTCCGACTGGGTAAAGCATCGTGTCAACAAGGAGCGCGAGTTCAGTGTCCGCAAGAGCGAGATCATCGCCACGGAGAAGAAGACGACATACACCACGATGCTCGAAAAGCAGTTCACCGTGCTGCTGTACCTGAAGAACACAGGCCAGATCGTCGTCGGCGAGAAGCTGACGGAGGACGTGGCCGACAACCTCATCGCCGAGATCGAGGCCGAGATGGCGCCGGCATGATCACCATCCTCGGCCTGCTCGTCGCCACCTATGCCGTCTGCCGGCTCATTCAGGTGCCGTTGGAACTGATCGGGCACCGGGACGAGTGGCGCGGGATGCCGTTGTGGGTGCGGCTGGTGGTGGTGGGAACCGTGTCGGTGTGCGGGGTCGCAGTGCTGTTCGTGCTGACGCTGATGCTGCTGGCGAAGGATAGCGAGATGGGGAGGCTGGGGCGATGACAGACGCTGAACTGCTGGCCGAGAGCAAGCGGCGGTGCGGTTCCAACACTTGTACAGAGTGTATGCGCGACATTCCGCATATGATCGACGTGCCGATGTATCGTCTCACCGAACGAATCGAGGCGCTGGAGGGAGCCGTGATGAACATTGCAGACGGTCTGTACTTCTCGCCCGATGGCGGTCGATTCGAGGCGCTTGGCGGGCGACTGTTTTGGGAAGACGGTACGATCATGAGCCTTGACCCCGGCTCCGTTATTCGATGCCTTCCGTCTGACCACGGGCAGCGGTTCTCTCAGTGGTCAGACGAGCAGAGGGCGGAAGCCAAGAAAAAGGCCGATGAGGAGCGGGAGCGCTTTGAAGGCCAGCGCCGTGAGCGTGCGCTTGAACGGCGTAAGCTACTGGACTCGGTGCGTGCCAAAGTGACGCCGGAGGAATACGCGGCGCTCGGATTGGAGGACGATTGATGCGCTCGCCCGCCGCGATGGACATCATCCTCGCCGACATCACCAATCGCTGCTTCCTGAACTGCAGCAACTGCACGCGCCTCATCGCCCACCAGTCGAAGACGGAAGAAATGACGCCGGAGCAGTTGCGCGCGGCGCTGCGGTCGTTGCGCGGCTGGGACGCGCCGGGCCGGGTCGTGGGCCTCATCGGTGGCGAGCCGACGGTGCATTCTCGATTCGAGGAGATGTGCGATGTCTTCAAAGCCGAGTGGCGACCGGGGCAGGACTGCATTGAAGGAAGGAATCCGATACAGGATTTCGATGCCTTTGCTCGGCGGCGATTATTCGACCGAGGAAACGGGCGCGGCCTTTGGACGAGCTTTGGACCTCGCTTCCGCGACCATGTTGAAGCAATTAATGACACGTTTTCCCACTGGAACCCGAATGATCATACCGCGGGCGGACTTCATCAGGCCGCACTCATTCATCGTGACGATTACTGCGCAGCTACTGGAACAACCGCTCAAGCCTGGGAAGCGGCGCGCGATGCCTGCTGGGTCCAAAACCTCTGGAGCGCCACGATCAACCCGCACGGCGCGTACCCGTGCGAAGTGATGGCCAGCATCGACCGCACGTTCTACGGAGGCAAACATGCCTGGAAAGTCGAGCCAGGCTGGTGGAAGCGCGAGCCGAAAGACTTCGGCGACATGCTCAAGCTGTGCGATAATTGCTCCCTTGCCCAACGTGGGCCGTCATCCGTAGACGCCCGTGACCGCGACATTGTGAGCGACCGGAACCGCGTCGCTTTGCAGCTCGTGGGATCGCCAGCCATCAAGGGCAACCGCTTCGACGCCTACGGACCCGAGCATATCGCGGAGAATCGCAGCGTGACCACAAAGGACAATTATACCGCTGGTCCTCGCGTTGCCGTCGACAACCCCCACGTTCGCCCGAAGAAACTCTCCGCCATCACCGTCTGCGTCGGCCGTGCCGAGCACCTGCGGCTCACGCTCCCGCACAATCTCAAGCTGGTCGATGAATTGATCGTGGTGACGACCGAAGACGATGTTGAAACGCAGCGCGTGTTGGGCGAGAACCCGGAAGCCGTCACGGTCATCAGCAACCGCTGCCACGAGGGCGGCGATGCCTTCAACCTGGGGAAGATACAGAACGACGGGCTGAGGCGGTTGGCACCGGGGCACGACTGGATTCTGTGGGTGACGTGCGACGTGTTCCTGAATCCTGGGCTGCGGGAGCACTTCTACGGGCACTCGTGGAATCCGGGGGTTTTGTACGGCGTGCCACGGCACGATCACGGGAACGGCGTTCCTGAGACGATCGCCGAGACGGGTTTGTGGCCAGCGGAGAACACGAACAAAAAAAACGGCCCGCTCGCCGGCATCAACACCGAACCGAACGGCTACTTCGCCCTCTGGCACCCTCGCGCCTCCGCCCTAGCCGGCCGCGAGTGGCCAGTGATGCCCGAGACGTTCTGTAGTGCCGGCGGTGTGGACAGCTTTTTCCTCCAGCGCTGGCCGCGCGACAAGCGGGTGATTGTGCCCGAGCTCGCCTGCGTTCATATCGCCCATGAGGCCCACCTGGGCGACGGGTGGAACGGCAACCGCGCCGGCTGGCGTCAGTGCGGGATGATTTGCCCGAGCGGTCAGTACGTCGCCACGGAAGAACTCAGCGGCACCGGCCCGCATCGGTTACGGCTGACCGAGACGCGCGACGGGGAGTCAGTTGAGATCGAAGTGGCTGACGGCACGATCCCGCAGACCATCGTGGACAGCAACGGCAAGGGCGGGCTGCTGTTCTGCGGGCTGGACATCGGGGAAGAGTATCATGTGCATGTGGCCTACTACCGAGAATAATTTCTCACTTCTTTCTTGTTAACAGCAAACGCACCGCTTTACCCTATCCCGGTAGGTCCGTCATGGGCGGTTGCCGTGATTCAACTATGGCCGCTTCGACCTTGGCGCTTTCCTCCGCGGTCAGCGTTCGATCATAGGCAACGACGAGACCCTCGCCTTCCTCGTTGGGATCTTCCCAGCAAAAGAAGTCGCCGGCCGTGCCCTTAATCTCGCGGAGTTTATTGACCGCGCCTTGCGCCTTGCTGGTTTCGATCCAGACGACGCAGCCGGGGATGGAACTAAAGTCGAATTTCATGGGGTAAGTGTACCCGAGAATGGGACTGCTTTCATTCCTTTTCCGAGCCATTCGCGGCGGGGGTCGAGAGGCCCCGGCGCCAGCCTCTGCTTCGCCGGCAACGACGACGCCGCGATTGCTCACCCCCAACGAACGGCAAGCGCTCCTGTCCAACGCCAACCCGGAAGAGATGAAGTACCGGGATTGGCAGAGCGGCAGCAGTTCGTGGATCGCTGCGTTACGGTTCAACCCCGTTGCCGGTTACGCGCAAATGCGGGTCCGGCGGGGCGGGAAGATTTACACCTTCGGCGGCATGGGCTTCACGACGTTCCGCGCCTGGATCACGGCGGGTAGCTGGGGTCGGTTCTTCAATAGCTACCTCAAGGGCCGCTACACGCAATGGGGCGGGTTCATGTCCGTTGGCGCCGGCATCCTGGCGACAGCAGAGCGGGCGCGGGGTAACTCGGTCATGCGGGAGTTGAAAATCCACTAATGGCACTCGCGGGTCTAAAGCGGTGGTTGGGCTGGCGTGGCGAAAAGCCGAACGCCGTGCCGCCGCGCGCCGAAAAGACCCGCGCCCGCACCGTCTATGGTTCCGCCGACCGACCCAACACGCTCACCGAGAAGCAGGCCGATCACAGCAAGCAGGTGAACGAAACGCTCCGCATGTCCATGATGGGACAGGGGCCGGGCTGGTGGGCCAGCGACCATGCCGAAGAGGCCCAGCACTTTACAAGCTGGAACTACTGCGCCATTCACAGCAAGGCAAAGCAAGCCGCGCAAGCGTCCATCCGTGTCTTTAAGCGGACGCCGAAAAAGCCAGACGACACAACGCGCACGAAGTCGAGTGCCCACGACCAGCAGGAATACGACCGCACCCCGCTCCCGCCCGCGAATGACCTCGTGCGGCTTCTGGAGAAGCCTAACCCGAGGTGGTCTGGTGCGCTCTGGCGTTACCAGATCATTCAGCAGCTCGACTTGACTGGCTCGGCGTTGCTCTGGAAGGTGCGTGACCGGGGCGGCAAGCTGAGCGAGTTGTGGGTGATTCCCACGGCGCTTGCCCGGCCGCAGATGCCGAGCGCTTCGTACCCGCTGGGCGCCTACTGGGTCACGGCGACGGGACTGTTCACGCTCACGGGCGGGCTAGCCCCGATCCCCAGCGGCAGCAGTGTTGGCGCCGCAGCGGGCATCCTGATCGACGCTCGCGACATGCACCCGATCCGCTGGCCGCATGCCATCCTCATGGCGGACGGGCAATCCCCGTTGAACGCCGGCAGCGTGCAGACGGACCTCGCGGAAGAGATTGACCAGGCGGCGTGGGCGGCGATGAACAATGTCGTTGACCCCAGCGTGATCCTGTCTATCAACGGCACGCAACAGGTCGACGCGCCCGAACTCGACCGCATCGAAGAAATGATCAAGGCGAACCGCGGAGGCAGTGCGGGTCGCGGGAAAATCTGGATCATTCAGGACTGCAAGCCGGAGCAGGTCCACCGCTCGCCGGCCGAACTCGACTACAAGGACTCGCGCACCCAGGCCCGCGATGGAGTGCTGTCGATCCAAGGCATGCCCGGCGTGGCGTGCGGGATGCCGAGCGACACCGGCACCTACAGCGCCTACTATGTGCAACTGAAGCAAGCTATCGAGCTGACCATTCAGCCTGAGTTGGATCTCATTGCCAGCGAGTTGACCCGCCTGCTCCATGAGGAGAGCGGCGACGAATCGCTCGAAGTGCAAATTTCCGCCAAGTCGTTTGACGACCCGGAAGTCATGGACCGCCGGCTGGGCGTGATGATCCAGGCTGGCAACGCGGTCACGGTGAAAGAGTTCCGGGCGCAGATCGGCCTGCCGCCCTTCGGCGACGAGCGGGATGACGAGTTCGTGGGCGTGCGGAAGTCGCTGCGGGAGCAGGTCGAAGACGATAGCAACCCCGACCTGCCCGGCGTGCAGGTGGGCGAAGGCGATGCCGGTAACGACGCGTCGGACGAGAGCAGCACTGGCGTCAAGAAGAAGCCGGCCGGGCCGTCGGTGCGCGACAAGATGTACCAGCACCTTCTCAACGGCTTCCACGTCGGCGCGGGGGTGAACTAGTGGCTATGCCACCGCCTAAGTGTCGAATTGGCGAGCGAAAAGGCCGGCTCGTTATTATCGCTCGCGGGCCAAGAGACAAGCGCAACAGGTCGACGTGGATAGCAAAGTGCGATTGCGGGAACACAAAAATAGTTAGTCACGGAAGTTTCAGGGTTGGAGCAACAAGAAGTTGCGGATGCTGGAGAACTGAAGTGATGGCTATAGGCCAGCAAAGTGGCGAGTCCAGCCCTAATTGGAAAGGCGGGAAAACATTTTGCAGCAATGGATATGTGCAGATGTGGGTTATGAGGGATGGTAAACGACGATCCGTAAAGGAACATCAGTTAGTGATGGAGGCTCATTTGGGCCGGAGGCTTCTGAAAGGCGAAACCGTCCATCACAAGAATGGAATCAGACACGACAACAGAATTGAGAATCTTGAATTGTGGGTCAAACAGCACACACCCGGACAGAGGGTGGTCGATTTGGTGGCGCATGCGAAAGACGTGTTGCGGCTGTATGAACCTGATGTAGACAGTGGACAATTGCTTGGCCTGCTTTCGGAGGCAGGTTAATGGCAGAGAAAAACTTAGACATCGAACAATTTGAGCTTCTTCTAGCCGCGCGCGGCGTACCAGGCGTTAGGCAGCTAGAAGGCTATCGCGTGAAGCAATGGCCCGCCGGGATGGTTAGCGCTTACACGGCCAAGTCGGTGGACGTGGACGTTGGGAAGATGTGCGTAACGTCAAGGCTGAGTACGCCAACGCCTGACTTGAGCAATGACATTGTAATCGGCAAGGGCATTGACGATTCAATGCACCAGCATCATAGGCTCGTTTTGCTTCAACACAACGCGACCATGCCGATTGCTCGCGCAGAAGATCAAGACGGCAACTACACCAAGCGACTGATCGGCGAGGACACATTCGGCACGTCGTATTTCTTCCAGAACTCCCTCGAAAGCGAGCAGGCGTTCCGGCTTATAGAAATGGGGGCGTTGCCGGGTGCGTCAATCAAGATCAAGCCGAAGGCCGGTCAAATCGAGATGGTGCGCAGCAAGAATGGTGACGGGCCGTTCGCGCTAATCAAGGAATGTCTGCTCTTTGAGTGGTCCCACGTTTTTATTCCCGACAATCCCGAGGCCCTCGTCGTTGCCATCGAAAAGGGACTCGGCGGCAAGCCCGTCGTGGACAGCTTGCGCCAACTGTTCCTGCCCATGCTGCCGGCGCGTGCACCCATCGTGCAAGGCGCACGTTTGCAAACGTGCGGCGCACAGTTGCATCCGTGCGCTGCCAACTGCGGCTGCGACAAGTGCAAGCCACCCACGGTCGCCAAAGGTGCGGCCTGCCTTTATGGAGACAAGCCCATGAGCGACGACCACCGGCCGCACGGCGCCCAGTACGGCGCCGCCATGTACGAAATGGCATTGGCCATGTCCGAATTCGCCGAGGAGCAGGGCAAGTCGCTGGAGCCGGAGAGCAGCGAAGCCTACAGCGGCGTGCATGAGAAGATCCATGCCCTTGCGTCTCATATCAAGGGTGTTTACGAGGAGCGATACCCCAGCATGGAGAAGCTGGGCGACCCGGAAGAGGAGCCGAAGGAAGACGACAAGCCCACCGAAAAGAGCCTCAAGCTGGAGACGCCGGAGCAGCGCGACGAGCGGCGCAAGGCGCTCACTCCCGAACAACTCGCGGCTGACGATGAGCGCGAACAGCGACTCGTGGCCCGGCAGAAGTCCCGTGCCCTCGTGCGTGGCTGGTGGGGTGAACGGCAGAAGGCGGTTCAGGAAGCGGAGACGGGCACCGTCCGCGATGCCGCGGCGCTTCTGGAGCAGGTCGCGACTAGCAAGGCCCCGATCAGCAACGGACAGCGAACCAAGGCCGCGAGCCTTGCCAAGCGGCTCACGGGAACCACGGCGCCGGCGAAAGCGGCTGTTCAATCCTCACAGCCCGCCACGCCGGCGCCCGTGGACGATTGGGGCGACGTGATGAACGCGATCAAGGAACGAGACGCGACCGTTGCGACGGTCGCGACCCGCGTGGCGAAGCTAGGCGCGTGACATGGCGAAGCGAATGGAGCTGCCCACCAGCAAAGCTCCGGGGCTAGAAGTGTGCGGTTCCTGCCGGTTCTCGACCATTGTGAGCGGCAGCAACTTCGGCGAGTGCCGGCGATACCCGCCGCCGCCGATGGGCGAAAAGGTGATCGTGTCCCCGACTGGCTGGTGCGGCGAATACAAACGGGCTGATTCGGTTGGCCCGCCCAAACAACCGGAGTGATTCACCACCGGGAGAGAAGAAATGCCTTGCACTCCGCAGGACGTGATGGACGCCGTTACCAAGTCCAACACGGAAACGAAGAACCAGCTCGAGGCGATCGGCCCGCGCCTCGAAACCATCGAGAAGAAACTCGCCGAGCCGCAGCGTGCCCCTTGGGTCACGTCCGGCCCGACTGGTCAGGACTCGCAGCCTTACTCCATGCTCCGCGCCGTGGCCTTCTGCAGCGGCCGACTCAAGCCCGAACAGTGCAAGAACGAGATCGACCTGAGCAACCGGCTCAAGTCGTACCTCGGCAAGTACGGCTGGACATCCCATTTCGGCAACTCGTTCTGTATGCCGGCGTCCTCGACCTATCTGCCGGTGATGCCGGGCGATGACGAGGGCGAGAAGCTGCAGACCGAGATGCGCGAGAAGGCGCTCGCCTGGAACCGCGGCGGACTCGACCCCTACGAAGCCGCTCACCTGGCGCGCCGGGCCAATTGGAACGCCGGCCAGATCGGCACGCTGCAGAAGGCCATCGGCACCATCTCCGACGCGGCCGGCGGCGTGCTGGTGGGCTTCCCGACGCTGGGCGAGTTGATCGACATCCAGCGTAACCTCGAAGTGTTTGCCAACGCCGGCGCCACGGAAATCGGCCTGCCCCCCAACGGCCGAATCCAGTTCCCCAAACTGACCGGCGGCGCTACGGCGTACTGGGTCGGCGAGGCAGCGTCGATCACCGACAGCAGCGAAGCGACCGGCTACCTCGATTTGATCGCCCACAAGCTCGGCGTGCTGGTCAAAATGAACAACGAGCTGATCCGCTACGCCAGCCCCACAGCCGAGGCGATGGTGCGGATGGACATGGCGAGAGTGTCGGCCCGCAAGGCTGATCTCGGCATGCTGGAAGGCACCGGCGGTGTCCAGATCAAGGGACTGCTGACCTACGACACGCAAACGACGTGGAGCTATCAGGTCGACAAACTCATCGCCATCACGATCACTGCCAACACGCTGACCCCGGCGAACCTGCAGACGATGATTCAGGCGCTGCCCGACGAAGTGCAGCAGCCCAACGCCTTCATCATGCGGCGCGCCATGTGGGCCGCGATCCAGAACTTCCGCGCCGACGCCATCACCACGGGCGACGGGGCCGGTCAGTTCCTGTTCAGCCAGTTCCGCGACCTCGGCCAGCAACTCCCGCAGACGCTGCTCGGCGCCAAGGTCATCGCCAGCTCGCAGGTCAGCACGACCCGCCCGACGACCCCCGGCGGCGCGGCCTCGACAAAGAGCTACGTCCTGACCGGCAACTTCGCTGACTGGATCGTGGCTCGCTTCGGCGTGATGGAGTTCCTGGCCAGCGCCGTCGGCGACACCCCGCTGCAAAACGACCAAACCTGGCTGCGCGGGATTCAACTGCTTGATGCAGGCCCCCGCCATGCGGCCTCGTTCGTTATCGCCGACTGCCTCGCCAACAACGGCGGCGTGTAAATCGCGGCTTCATCGCTCACCACCTGAACGGAGGAAAGTCCTTTGGCCACGAAACTCTGGGATATCCCGCACAGCGCGATCTACAAGCCGCTGATCAACAACAACAACCCCGCCGGCCTCACCGCCAGCGTCACCGGCCCGACCGTGGACATGGTGAACGCCGACGGCCCCTGCTGCCTTATCAGCAGCATCGCCTATGTCAGCGGCTCGGGCAGCCCGCAGTATGACGCCAAGCTGCAGGAGTCGGCGGACGGCTCGACGGGCTGGGCGGACATCACCGGCGCGTCGATCACGAGCATCACCACGAACGCGACCACTACCCCGCCCGCGGGCGAGTTGGTGGGACCGTTCCAGCGGAACCAGCGGTACGTCCGGCTGGTCACGACAATCGCCGGCACCACCAGCCCGCTGTACACGGGGATGATCAGCGTGATGTCGCAGAAGAAGTACAGCCCGACTTGATCGGTCGCCGCGCTGGGCAGGGATGCCCGTTTCCCCCGTTACCACTTGAGGCTCGTTCATGTCCGGCAAGTATTCGGTGATGATCGCTCTGTTTCCCTACGGCCACGTCATTGACGACCGGCTCATGACGTATGTCGTGCGCACCACCGAGCAGATGAACAAAGACCCGCGCATCATCCGGCACTGCATCTGGCAGGAGAGCGACACACCGATCACGATGTTGCGAAACAAGTGCCTCGTGGAAGCCGAGGAGCACGGCTACGACTTCGTGCTGATGCTCGACAGCGACAACCTGCCGGACCTGTATCTCGGCTGTCCGACGATGCCGAACGTCAAGCCATTCTGGCAATCGTCGTTCGACTTCGCCACGGATATCGTGGCCCGCAAGGGTGTGCCCACGGTTATCGCGGCCCCGTACTGCGGACCGGGGCCGCATGCGTGCGTGTACGTCTTCGACTGGGTGAACTTCCGCAACCCCGGTCTGCAGCCGAACGGGTTGGACGTGAAGGTCGACTTCAAGCTCGACATGGTGCCGCGCCACGAAGCGGCCCTACGGACGGGCATTCAGCCGGCCGGCGCCCTGCCCACGGGCGTTTGCCTCATCGACATGCGGGCGGTGAAGCCGCTGCCTCATCCCCGCTTCGATTACGAATGGACTGACCAGCGGGCGATTCAGAAGGCGTCGACCGAAGACGTGATGTTCACCCGGAACCTGTCCTACCTGTGGGAAGAGTACGGAAACGTGCTCTACTGCAACTGGGACGCCTGGGCGGGTCACGTCAAACAAGAGATCATCGGCAAGCCGCAGAACTACCCGAACGCCTGGGTGCCGAAGCACCTTGTCGCGCAGACCAGAGAAGCCCTTGCGGCCGGCGCTGAGCCGCCGGTGAATCCGCAGGTGCCGAAGACGATGGTACGGGCGCGGAACAGCTTTCCGGCCCCACCGAAGAATTTCCCGGTGAGCCTAATTGGCCAGCAGGTCGCGGTGCCGCTCGTGCCGGAAGACGACTGCGAGGAGGGCGCGCCGCCGGAGTTGCTGCGTGAGTTCGAGTCGAACGGCGTCGGCTAGAGGGCGGCGTCGTGCTTGTGACAACGGCGGACCTGAAAACGTATCTCGGGATCACGACGACCACCGAGGATGCTTATCTCGACATCGTGAGAGCGGGAGCGGAGGAAGCGTTCAAAGGATTAGTCGGCTGGCGGATCGAGTCGGCGACGTACACGGAATACCTGAACGGGACCGGAAGCCCGATTATCTCCGTGCGACAGGTGCCAGTGAATTCTTTGACCAGCGTCAACGTGGATTCCAACCGGGCCTTCGACAGCACGACGGCCTTGACCATCGGAGACACGGCCACGGCGCAATGCTACTTGCAACAGGATCGGCCGGGCGGCGGCAGCATGAGCGGAATCATCGTGCGGCGGAATGCGGTGTGGCCGCGGGGACTTTGGCTGGAACGTGGGAACTTGACCCCATTGAGCATGCCGGGCCAGGGCAATGTGAAGGTGGTTTACTCGGGCGGGTACACGAGTATCCCCGATGACATCAAACTGGCGATTTACGAGGCTTGCAAACTGCTGCGAATGCAGCGAACGACGGTCGGGCCGGTGCAAGGGGAATCGCTGGGCGAGTACAGCTACAGCTCGGCGGACCTGATGAAGCTACAAGCGCCGTTCCTGCAGCCGAGCCTGAATCAGATCGTGGTGCGATATCGGCGGTTGCGACTTCAGTAAGGGGTCAACATGAGCATCAGCTACACCGTGACGAAGAGCATGAACGACGGCAGCACCACGATCAGCAAGAGCGTGGCCATCGCCGCGCTGGGTGACGAGCGGGTCAGCTTCTCCTCGACGGGCGCCACGACGAACAAGCAATTCGACATGAACTTCACGCGGGCGCAGGCGCTGGCGTTCTACGCCGTGGCGGATGCGGCCTGCACGTTGACGTTCAACGCCAGCACGAGCGGGGCGACTTTGCAAATTCCTCTGACTGCCGGCATCCCAAAGGAATGGGAATTGAATACCAGTCTCTGCAACGCGACGACATCGTTCGCCGCGGACATCACCAGCGTCTTTGTCACGGCCGCGACGACGGTGAACCTCGAAATCCGTGCGGCCCGCAACGCTCCGTAATCCCTGGGAGGTTTCATCATGAGCAAGAAAAAAGCCTTCGCCGATATGTCGGTCGAAGAACTGCGCGACGAGGCTACCAAAGCCGACATCGCCGGCCGCAGCTCCATGAACAAGGACGAATTGATCGGGGCTTTGGAAGCCGGCCCCGAACCGGTTGCTGCCAAGGGCGCGGAAGTCAAGGATGCCCCGCTGACACTGAGCGCGCCGGCCGAGGTGCCCTGTCATCAGGAATTCGATGTCGGCTGGACCGCGGCGGAAGGCGTCAAGGACGTGATCATCGCCGGGCTGGGCAAGGTCACGACCTCGCCCGTGCGAATACGCGGCTTCGAGCAAGGCCCGCTCATCGTCACGGCTAGCGGCACGGACAAGGACGGCAAGGAAGTCACCGCGAGTGCCACGGTGCAGGTGGTCGGCAAGAAATGAACCCTTCCAGGCTATTCCCGCACTCGATGAGCGTGTTTTCGGCAACGTACACGTCGGTCGATTCGGCGGGCGCGAAGCGCGGGACGGAGACACCGAAGGCCACGGCACAAGACTGTCGGGTCGAAGACGTGCGAGCGGACCAGCAACTGGTCAACCTGAGTCTCGGGGTGAAGATCACGCACCGGATCTTCACCCTATACTCGGGAGCGGTCAACGGCGACATCGTGACCTGCACGCGGAAGTCAGACGGTGGAACGCTCGGCACGTTCCGGCTCATTAGCTTCAGCAGCCGGCGGGCCATTGGGAACATGGACGAATTCCAGACGATCGAAGCGCAGGAGATCAAGTAAGTGCCAGGCGCCACGCTCCTGCAAGCGATTAAGACGCTCTACGGCACGATGTCGGGAATGCCGGTGTTGTGGCTTGACGAGGTGCCGGAAGATCACGCGGCCACGCTGCCGCAATGCGTGTTGATCCATGGCGGCGAGGTGCCGCAGCCAGATAGCTACGACGAGGCGAACGGTAATCCGGCGGTAGTGTTCGGCGAGTGGGATTTCTTTCTGTTCGCGGAGAATGACAGCGATGCCGTGGAGACGCTGGCCACAAACTTAAAGTCGACGTTCACGCCGGCCGCGCTGGTGCTCGACTTTGACCCGAACGCGCGGTACTGGCGGACGCTGTACAAGGTGAGCCGGTCGCCTGATCGAAGCACGACAGGCAAGCCGATCTATCAGGCACAGGTGAGTTACCGGATCGAGTTCGGAGAGAACGCATAGGAGGGGTGAGAGATGCCGAACCCGGTAAAGGGGCGACCCGGCTACACGAACAGCACGATCACCATCACCACCACGCCGGCCAGCTACGCGGGCGATGGCGTCAACGGCTGGGCGGGCGGCACCGATTACTCGTTCAACGTCGCCGAGCGGGAAATCGAACTGGTCCGCGCCCGCCAGGACACGACCGACGGGCCGTTCCTCGAAGGCGTCGGCGCCCCGGTCGGCAAACGTATCCGGCTCAAGGGGTACTTCAAGGGAACGCTGATCCCACCCATCTCCATCGAGAACGAGTTCATCAAGATCACCGCCCGCGTCGTGCTGGAGATCATCGCCGTCATCATGGTCGAGCGCTTCCGTGAAACCGGCGTCGTCAACGGCGGCGCGATTGAGTGGGAAGTGGAAGGCACGACCGACGGCACGTTCACGGACGCGGCATAACAGAGGCTTGCATGCAGACGCTGGAATTCGAGAGCATCACCTACAAGTTCGACATGATCTCCCTCGACGGGGAAGAGGAGTGGGCACGCTGGGCGCGGTCGCAGGCGATGGCGGAAGCCGAAGAGTTCAGCCGCGATTGGCCCGCCGCAACCCGCATCCCGTTTCTCGCGGAAGTGTCGAAGGGCGCCTCACTGGCTCAGTGCGGGTTTATCAGCGACTTCGGACTGCAAAATTTGCAGACGATAGGCGGCATGGCGAAGGTACTGGAACTCGCGGCCCGCAAGCTGATGCCCGTCCCGCACCCGTCGTATGAGGTCATGCTCAGACTTGTCAAAGGCAGCGAACTAGCGGCGGTTTTACAGATATGCGCTCTCGTCATTCCGGTGTCAGAAGACGCTCGGAAGATGATGATTGGCGACCTCGAAAAAAAAGTCAGTGGCCTGAAGGCGTCTGGCCTGTCGTGAGCACGACGGAGATCAGGCGGGCGCTCGGCGGTGAGCCATGGTGCTTCCCGCCCGACGTAATCGGGAAGATGAACCGGGCCGAGGCGTTCGAGGTCTACTTGAAGCCGGAAGAGAAGAAAGAGAGCGGGGACAGTGGCCCGTCTCGTTCTCACCGCGAGCGGCAGTTCGATCACTGGCTTGTTGGCGGGTATGCAAAGACCTGGGAAGACTGCGAACGGCTGTGGCAGCAACACGGACTGGATAAGCAATGCCAATCCCCGTAGCCGCAATGGCGCTGGCCGGCGAAGCCGTAGGCGGCACCGCTGCTGCCGGCGCTGCTGCTGGTGGCGGCGGGATGTCGGCGCTAATGGGCAGCCTTGGCGGGGCGCAGCAAGGCATCGGGAAGCTGACCGGCTCGCTCAATCAACTCGGCGCGTCTGCCAAAGGTCTAATCGGCAAGTTGAACCCGATTCACCTTGCTCGTGAAGCCTTTGAAAAGCTGACCAGCACGTTCGACAAACTCGCCCCCGTCGTCCTCGAAACCGTGGGGCTGTTCCATCCGCTGACGCTGCTTCAGTTCAATCGGGCCTTGATAGACCTGAAGGCCACGTTCGGCGTGATCTTCAAGCCGGTACTTCAGGAAGTAACGAATCTCATTCGGCGGTTCGCCGACTATATGTATTCGCTCCCCGCCAGCTTCAAAAGCGTTATTGCATCTCTGGCCCGCACAACAGCCATCCTCGGAACTGTGGCCGCGCTGGGAACCTTGTTCGTCACGCTCGGCAGCGCCATGCTGATCGTCAAGGCGATTTTCGGGCCGTTCGTCTACCTGTTCGAGACGTTCAAAAGAACGCTCGGCGGGGCCAGCGCGTTGCAATCCGCATTGTCCTTCGTGGAGGGGTTCTTCCAGGGAATCATCGACGCCGTGCAATCGGCATGGGCCAGTATTTCCAGCGTTCGCGAACTTCTGTCCGCCGACTTCGACGCGCTCGGCTCATCGCTCCGCGAACTCTTCGACGCCTTGCGTCCACTCGCGGCCCTGCAGCTCGACTACTGGGCCAAACTGCTCTCCGTTCAGATGGCAATTTGGGGCGGGATGATTCGTGTCGTCACGCAACTGCTGACGTATTCAGTGCGGCAGCTTGAGCGGCTAGTCGCTCCGCTTACCAACATTCTTCGCGCGCTCGGCTTTGAGATGCCCGACGTAAGCCGCAAAGAAAAATCGGCAATGGGTCTGGGCTGGAGTGGCGCCAGCGTGACGGACCCGGCCAGCCTTTACAACAAGCTGACCGAAGAGATTGCCCGTGCCTCTCGGCCGGGTGAGGAAGCGACGGCAGATCCGCAGATCAGGTCTGCGGATTCACTCCAAAATATCGAAACGATGCTGAAGACGTTTTTAGAGAATGGCTTTCAGGCGATATTGGCCAGCACGATTGGCACGGTGCCTCCGCCGATCTTACAAATTATCATCGCCGCGATTAAAGCCGCGATGCCTGGGTTCAATTAATGCCGAGTACGGATTTACGGCTGAAGCACTCCGGGGTCGGCTTCCCAGCCGATTACCCCGATCCGGCATTTCGCACGAGCGAAGGGCGACCGTTTCCGCGCGACATCCTGCGCGGCTACAAGGAACCGCCGGAGTTGTCCTTTTCACCGGACGGGCGGGTCAACAGCGGGCGCTGGAAGTTCCGCATCAGCCCGCACTGGATCAAGCGATTCGTCGCTAACTTCATCGGTTATGGTGCAGCCGATGGCACTGGCCTACTGAACCGCGTCCTTCCGCTCAACGACCCCGACGGCTATGGGATGGTAGGCGTCGGGGTGCCCTCTGTGGCCTACGCGAACGAATCTGGGTACAACCCGGCAACACGCCAGATTGATCCGAAGTACTTCCAACAGGTCACAGAATATGACCCGAGTTTGGAAGATGGCGAGGCACGAAAAAAGTACCGCTATGCCATCGTGACCTGCGAGTTCGCCCATGTTCCGTACCACATCGCCACCAATGCCGATGTCGGCGCTGGGGGCGACTATGGTGAGCGGGCGAGATACATGACGACGGTCCAGACAGCCTCGAATGAGTATGTCAGCCTGGATCGTGCTGTAATCTTCTGGAACGATGCCGCCAATCCGGCCTACATCGCGAACGCCAACGCCCCGATTCAGGTGGCGACAGGCGGCGGGTTTATTCGGGCCATTTCGGAAATAGTGACTACGTGGTATCGCGTCCCGATCGACGCTCTTACGTCACTGATTGGCCGGTGGCGACCTCAGCTCGGCCACGTCAACAGCAAAGACCTATTGCTCCCATTCTTCAATACTTCGTTGTCGTTCCCGGCCGAAACCTGTCTCTTTCAGCCGTGGCGACTGCAGGAGCGGATGGGGCCGCTTGGCTCCCCCGAGTACACCGTGGAACTGCGCTGGCTTTACCGCGACAATCGAAACGATGCAACCGACACGATACCGAAGGGTTGGAACCATTTTCTTTACCCGCCCGACGGCAAGTATTATCGCGTGTCGTGGGGAGACAGCATTGCGCCGGTAAGGCCAATTTACGCTCTGGCTGATCAAGACCTGTTATTCAAGGCTTCGTGATGTCGACGCTTCTAAACTTTTCCCGGCACGGCATTCTCGGCGACATCGCTGAAGAGTCAGCGCGATCGCGCGGCGGGCTGGGCGGCGGGCTGGGGAGTTTAGACGTTGGGGCCGGTGAACTGCCGACGCCAGCACCAACCGACAACATCTGGATTCGAGTTGGCGCGGTCAATCCAGCCAACCTCGGCGGCGACGTGGGGGCTGCGGCTTATGCGTGGCAGTTCGTCAATCGTACTGAATTAGCGCTGAGCATTTCTGCTGAAAAGGTCGGCAGCATCTCGCGATTGCCGGCGTTCGAGATGAACAACTTCAGCAACGTCCCCTCGGGATCGGTGGTGCGGGCGTGGTATGGAACATCATCAGGACGACCCGCCCTCGAATTCGTCTACGACCAGTCCGATTGCTGTGTCGGCAGCGGCGGCGGCGGCAGTTGCCCGTCCTACGCGTTCTGGTATTGGGGCAATCCGACACACCTCTCAAATAATCAGTGGGATTATTACGTCATTCCCGGCACGGCGACCAACTGCTGCGGAAACTGCTGCTGGATGTGGATGGATGCCGGCGATTGCCACGGTTGGATTGAAGCGACGCTTGGCCATACGATACCGGGCAGTCTGAACTACCAGCTCGGCGGCGGGCGGATCTTTCCCACCACAAACCCCCTGCCGGCGCCGCCGGCACCTCCCAACTGCGGCTGCGACGCTGGTGCTCCGTTCTCGCCGTATGCCAATTGTTGCACCCCTGGGAGCGGCGGGACGGGCGGCGGGACGGGCGGCGGTGGTGGCCCGGTGCCGTGTCAGCCCTGCAACCCCGTAACCGATTTCCCCTGCTATAAGTGCCTGAGCGGCCAGTTCTGTTCCAACTGGGAAGCCTGTTTTGGTGGGGGTGGAGGGTTGCAGCAGCGCTCCGCCGGCGGAATGCCCTCTTCTTCGATGTCTGCCGGCATCCTTGGCGGTCCGCTGGGCGGAACGCTAGGCCAGTCCAGTACGGGAATGGCCGGCGATTGCGGGTGCGGCGGGTCATGCGACTGTGGCGGTTCCTGTGGTGGCAACCCGGTAGCGAACGCCCTTCCTACCGCGCTGGCGACATCGCGCTTCGGGATGGCCCTCGGTGGCGGGCTGGACGGCACGCGGCCAGTGTCGATCGACATCGAGAACATCACGGCGACTGGCACGACCGGCGCCGTGCTAGTTCTCGACGGTTCTGGCGGGGTAACGACTTCCGCTGGCTCGTTCCCGTCATGGCTTACCTACGGCACGGTGACACCGACTGCCTTGAGCGCCCAGGCCGACAACTACGCCCCCGGCAATGCCAAATTCCTGCGTGTCTCGGCAACACTTGGTAGCGACCAGAACATTACCGGCTTGTCGATGTCACAAGTCGACGGGCAGGAAGTGATCATCAAGAACGTCGGCGCGACGCAGAACGTGAAGCTGAAGATGGAGAACGGGTCAAGTTCAGCGGCCAACCAGTTTTCTAATGCCCCCTCGGCCGGCGACGACGTGATCGCGCCGGGTGGCGTCGTCCGCTATGTGTACACGAGCGCCACGAACTTCTGGACAAAGATCGGCTAGAAAGGGCATCGAATGGCCGGAGCACTCTACGAACGCACCGCGCGGCTCACCACTACCCGGATCGCCACTGGCAACACGGCAATCGACGGGACGGGGAGCCTGACGAGTCTGCTCACGGCGGTCGCGGCGGGCACGCGGATCAAGAGCGTCACGGTCACGCCCATTGCGACGATCACGGACGGCTGGATCGCATTCTTCATCTACGACGGGAGCAACAACCGCTTCATCGGCGTGCTGCCGGTCAATGCGTTCACGGTGACGGCACCGATCAAGCCGCCCACGGCGCGGCAATTCCCGTTGCCGTTCGATGTCGTGCTGCCATCGAGTAGCCATATACTCAAGGCATGCCCGTACAATTCAGAATCGTTTGACGTGGCCGTGACCGGAGCGGACTTCGCATGATCATCGTAACCAAAGAAGCCCTTGAGTCGGTCCCGTGGGGCGTTAAATTGTTCAGTGCCTTATGCGTCGTTGCGATGGCTGCGGTTCTGATTCGCATGCTGTGGACCTTCAAGTCCGATTTCAAATAGGAGAACCATGAGCATCGCCGACGACATCAAGGCCATTCTGCCCGAAGGCGTGACGCTGACAGAAACGCCGCACGTCGAGAACGAGGGCAAGCCGAATGAGCGGAGACTGGCCACGCACTTCATCGCCAGCAAGGGCAAGGATCAACTATTCAAGCTGATCGTTCCCTGCCCGGCACGCTTCCCGTACATGCTGGAACAGCAGCATGCGGACCCGGCAGTGGTGACGAATCATCCTGTGGTGTCCGCGTTCATGTTGGCGCCGATGATCGCGGCGGTGCTGGCGTCATCGGAGACGAAGGCGATTCTGGAGCGGGAGTAAGTCTTGGCGCTGTCGATCAATGCAACATCCTGGTGGGGATGCCACGACACCGGAAGCGGCGGTAATGCCTCCGATGACGTGGGCGCCGCCACGCTCACGAATACGCGAGTCGATAGCACGGCTGGCGTCATCGGGCAGGCCGCTTACTTCGCTCCCAACGGCCTCGGTTCCTTGAGCCGGAGCGACCTGGTTGTCAGCGCCGCCCCGCTGAGCTTCTGCTGCTGGGCGATGTTGAGTGCGATAGCCGATCACGGTCTGCTAGGTCAGTTTGCCACGCTTGGCACTACTGAGCTTGAGCGACAACTGCTGTTCGCGGCCGATGACGGCACGCTTGGCTTTGGCGCCGCGACCGGCGGGACATATGCTGCGGGCGTCCCCATTCATTTGGTCGGCACAAACGACGGGGCGACATCGAAACTGTACGTGAACAGCGTACTGGTTGCCTCGGCCGCAGAAGTGATGCTGTTCGCGGGGACGAGCCCGACAATGGTTATCGGTCGGCGTCGTCAGCAAGGGCAACTCGATGAGAAATGGGTGCAACTGGCTGGCATCTTCGCGGGCGTGCTGACCGACGGCGGGGCTAGTGTCGGGCAAGCGGCGGCGGCTGGTTCCGACGTGGCCCTGCTCTACAACCGCGGCGGCGGGTTGGATTATCCGTTCGACATCGAGGCAGACCGCGAGGGCGACATCGTAATCGCCTCACTGTCGGTATCCGCTCGCGTGACGGCAACGCTGAGCGTGGCTCCACGAGTCACGGCAACGCTTTCCATCGAGAACGATGCGTGAACATTTACATCGGGTGCGACAACCTGATCAAGTACACCGGGGCGAAGGACTCCGACAGCGGGACGTACCTCAATACCGGAACGTGCAGCTACACGCTGACCGATTCGGCGGGAGCGACCATCGGCAGCGGAACGCTCAGCTACGTCGCGGCCTCGAACGGGAACTACGAAGCCATCGTTGATGCGGTCGTGGCGGCGCTGCTGGAGGACGGGGCGATTTACACGCTGACTGTGACATTCGTGCAAGGGAACTACGACGACAAGCGACAACTCGCGGTGAGCGCGGCGTACCGACGATCGACGTGATTTCGTTTGCTCAGTCCGACATTAACGAGTATCCTCAACAACTGATCGCATGAGATAGGACGGGCACGATGTCGCTCACTCTCGGAACCCCGGTAACATTCTTCACCGCCACTGCGGCCGGCGCCACGCTGGCCAAGACGCTCTGGCCCAGCACATACACCGTCACGCTGCCGAACAGGCTCAGCGGGGCGATGGCAAACATCGTCAGCAGCTCAGCCGTGATCGGCGGCGTCCTCGCGGCCCAGCCAGGCGTGAATGCCCTGATGCTGGACTTTGCCGGAGTCGGGAGCGCGGATCTGACGCTGGTCGTGGAAATCGGCAAGCTCAACGTGGACGGGGCAATCGGCATCCCCATCGCCAGCGTGTCGCTCAAGTCGATCACGACCTCGGGGACGCTTGCTGACGTGAACCCGTTCACCGCTGCTGCAGCGACGGGCACCACCTATCGCTTCTTCGACCTCGCCACGCTGACCAACTACGGTGACTTCAATCAGGTGTCAGTGAATGTTGGCGGGTCAGAGAATAACCTGCCTTCCCAGCTTCTGCTGACGATGGAAGAGGGGGTCTGGTACTACTTCATCGTGACCTCGCTGGGTTCGCTGACCTCGGCGCTATGCGTGATCACCCCGACGACGGCGCGAGCGGAACGGATAGGCAGCGTGCCTGTGCTCGGCAACGCCTACACCTCTCGCCCCACCGTGACGCGGCCCGCGAACACGACGCCCTACACGGCCGGCGACGTGGTAGGCGGCGCCATCACGTTCACCACCGCCGGGCCTTCAGATGGCCATGTCTTGATCACGAGCGCTGACCTCGAAATCGACGTGTCCGCCATCCCATCCGGCATGACGACGTTCCGCTTATACCTCTACGACGTAACGCCGCCGAGCGCCCTTTCCGATAACGACCCTTGGGACTTGCCCAGCGGCGACCGCAGCGCCTTCCTCGGCTACATCGACCTCGGCACCCCGGTCGACCTTGGCTCGACACTCTATGTCCAGACGGACAACATCAACCGCAAGCTAAAGCTGAACGGCAGCACGAGTCTCTTTGCGTATCTCACGACTGCTGGCGGTTTCACTCCAGCAGGGAACAGCGAAGTCTACCGGCCCCGCATCGTGGGCCTGGGGGTATAGGCGGCATGCTGAGAAGCCGGCTGATCCCGATCATCTCGCGGCACGCGCTGCCAGCATTACTTTCGCGCTTCACCGCGGCGGACGGCACCAGCCTCGCCGTCTATGTTCCCGACTCCGGCCCGCTGTTCATGATCTACGGCGGCGCCGGCGTCATCAACTCGAACAAGCTGGAAAGTGCCACCGACGGCACGCCGCTATTCGCCGCCGCTAATGCAGGGCAAACCGCCCGGTGCGCCGCGGTCGACGTGACGATACCGGCATCTGGCATCTACTTTGGTTCGGGCCTGTCCTTCGGCGTGGTCGACGCAAACAATGGTTATCTGCTGCTGCCGACGAATGACGACGGGAGCAATGCGTTCCTCACCCTTGCGCAGTATGCGGGGGTAATGTAACATGCCCGCGACACGCACTTGGGACAACGGCGGCGGCGATGGGCTCTGGTCGACGGCCGCGAACTGGAGCAGCAATACGAAGCCCGTGGCGGGCGATAGCGTCATCTTCGACGGCACCAGTACCGCCAACTGCACGATTGACGAGGCGATCAATGTCGCCGACTTTAGCGTCAACGCCGGCTATACCTACTCGGCTGGCGTCAGCGGCACGATCACGAGCAACGGCGCACTGACACACGCGATCACGGGCAACCTGAACCGCTCGGCCGATGGCAAGATTGCCTTCGGCGCCTCGACATGGAACATCGCTGGTAATTACGACTCAGCAATCACGGGCCCGGTGAACCGGGACGATTTCGGCGGGGCAACGGTCAACCTGACGGGTACTTCAAAATCGCTCGGGAAGCTCAGTTGCGGCGGGGCGAGTCGCGGCACGGTGAACATCACCGGCAGTTACGCGCAGGAGAACGGGGAGATAGGCGGCGTCGACCTACACACGTCCGGTACGCTGTCGAGCGCTTCGGAACTCAACCTGACGCGCAACAGCGTCAAGCGAACGGACGTGTACAACACGGGCACCTGGAGCGGGGCGGGCACCGTCATTCTGACCGGCGCCACACGCTTTCTTCAGCAAGACGGGTTGGTGAGCATCGCATTTGGGATCATCAAGCCCACTAGCACGACGTACCTTGTTCCTGGCACCTACAGCGTTGGCGCGGTGGTCAACTTGTACCGTCAAGGCGCCGAGGCTCACCAGATTTTCTACTGGACGAGCGGCACCTATCGTCTCGGCAGTCTGACAGCAGTTGACGACGGGTTCAGCGGCACCGACATCACCTACAACAACGCGGCCGGGGCCACGCTGACCGTTGACGGGTTCGATCTGAATACAGCCCTCGGCGGGCTCTTGTGGGTCGACGGCAACGGCAAGGGCCGGATCAATGTTGCCGGCTCCTGCACGATCAATAGCAACGGCCAGCAGCTTGACACGATCGGCGTCAGCACGGGCACGGTGACGCTTGGGGCTAACCTTTCGGCGCTGGGTATTGTCCAGACCGGGGGCACGCTGGCGGGTAACAGCAAAACCGTAACGCTGCGCGATCAAGATACATGGACGGGCGGAAGCCGAACGGGCGTTGCGAGCAAGACGTGGACGGTCAATGGCTCGCTCTATTGGTCGGGTATCACAGCGACCGCGGCAAGTGCCTGGACGATCGCGGGCATCCTCGATCCGCTCTACACGTTCAACGCCGACACTTGCACGATCGACCATGTGACCGTGACCGGCGCGGCAATGCAAGCCAGCCACTCGACCAACAGCGGCAACAACACCGGCATCACGTTCTCGAACACGAGTCGGCAACGGATCGACATCCTGGCCCGCAAAGCCGTGACCCTTGCGGCTGGGGCGCATACCATCGAGGCCGATTGCGTCGTTGCTGGGACGCTTACTGCGCATCTCGACGGCGCCAGCCAGTTCACCTATACCCTCACGCCGGCCGGCACGCGGTTCGGGGTGTGGTCGCACTTCGATTCTGGACCGGCTGCGCTCTTGTGCCCGCTCGATAACTTCGACGTACCGCTCGTTGGCGTCCCCGCGGCGCCGGCGAGCTTGGGTGTCACGACCGCGGGCCTCGCAACGTGGCACGTCGCGACGGGCGCCACATCGTACACCCTTGAGGAATCGTCCACGGGCAGCGGGAGCGGCTTCGCCAGCGTCTTCAGCGGCGAGGGCGTGAGCTACCAACGTGATATTTCAGCGCTCCACGGCGTCACCCGGTACTACCGGATCAAGGCGACGAACGCGGCCGGCGCCGGCAGCTACAGCGGCGAGGTCAGCGTGACCTACCCGTCGCTCACGCTGATGGCGGACGGCTGCTCGGGGACCGACGGCACCAGCTTCGATACCCGTTTGCCTGACACGACCGGGGCAACCGCCTGGAGCGTGCCAACGGGCACGGTCACGGTCCAGTCGAACAAGATGGAGTTTGTCGCGGGTGGGACGCCCAGCGCCGCCCTGATCGACTACGCCAACGCAAACGTGTCGTTGCAGTTCACGAACAAGTCAACATCGAACGGCATCCAGTTCCGCACGCTGAAGGCGGCATTACGGGCCACGAACTTCGGCAACTATATCGGTCTGCAAGTCACGGCGAACACCTACAAGCTCGTGAAGGTCGTTGCGTTTGGCGCCCCATCGGTGCTCGCCACGCTGGCCGAAGTGCCGGCGACAAACGATGTCGTCAAAGTGTCCGTCGATTCGAGCAGTAATTTCACCGTCCACATTAACGGCGTGCTCTCGGCGTCGACTGTGACCGACGTGACCAACAACACGGCCACGATCGTCGGGTTCATCGGGACGAACACGAATTTGGGCGAACTGGCGGTAGACGACGTGTCCATACTGGCACCGTAGGAGTGTGAAGCGCATGGAACCGACCACCGACGAACTGCTCACCTGCATCGCCGCCCTGGTCGCGGCCTTTGACGACGAGGGCATTACCGGCGACGACGTGAACGACGACAGCGACCCGCGGTTCGCGGAGGACAGCAAGGAAGCGGTGCGGGCGGCGCGGGTGATGCTCAAGCGGGCGGGCAAGTGATGGCTTGCGGTTTGCTGCATTTCTCCTGGGAGAACCAAATGGACCGAACAGGGGAAACCCCATGCTGACCCTCGAAATCATCGCGTGTGTCGCGGTCGTTTTCTGCACGCCGTTCGTGACGTGGCACCTGATGCAGTGCTGGCACGATTGGGCGCACGGCAAGAGACCAACGGTCACAGCCCCCAGCCCGCGAGATGTGACGATGGCAGTCGAGACCGCGCTTGCCCGCAGTGCCCGGACGGCGCGCGTGGCGGAACGCTGCGACCCACGGACATAAAAGGAGTTCGTGAATGTTCGCGGCCGATGCTCTGATTAGCGTGAATGTCGGGGAGCTCAACATCACGATAGGCCAGCTCACCGCCATAGGGACCACCATCGGAGCAGCGATCACGGCGATATGGAACAAGACGGTGAATTACCTGCGCGACCGGGACGCCCGCGAGGCGGCGTTGCGGCAACAGATTTTCGATCTTGCGATAGCGTTTTCTCGTTCTGGTGAGAAACAAGCGGCGTCGGTCCAAAGTCTAGCGGACAAGGTTAAGGCATGAATTGGCTCGGGTTGGTCTTTGCGGTTGTTGCAATTGTTGCACTCATCACGGCAATCGTGTTCCTGTACACGCATCGCAAGGGCGACGATAAGCCGAAGCCCGATCCGCCGCCGAACTTGAACGGGCGAGCGCGGGAGAGACGAGACAGGGGAGCGCACGACGAGAAGCCGGGCGGGCCATACCGACGGCGCCGCGTCGTGCCGGGCTCGTGGGAGGCGAAGAAGTGACGCTCCGCACCCATCGCCGGATTTGCTGGTCGGTCATTGTGGTGGCGACGGTGTATCTGGTCGGCTGGTCGGTGGTGACGATTCAACAGGGAAGGGATGAGGCGATGGCACGTTCTATCAAAGGTCTGCGGGCGGAGGCGGAACTTGCCATCGCGGCGAAGGACTGGCCGGCAGTCGACGTGGCCTGCGCTGCGTTGCAGAAAAAAAAGGGCGGACCAGTTCACGCTCACGCTCTCCGCGGACAGATGTTCCAACTGGAAGGCAAGATCGAAGCGGCGAAGGAAGAATACCGGGCCGCGTATGGCCTCGGTGACGTGACGGCCGGAGGGAGTCTCGCCTACTTGAACAAGCGGAGC